CCACTCGCCGCCCAGCCTTGCAACTATCCTTGACTTACCTATACCTTGTGGGCCTACAAGTACAAGAACGTTGTCGAACTTAACACCTGGTTCGTATATACGAGCAACGGCTGCAACCAGTGTCTTGCGAGTTACCTCGCGCACATACAAGGTATCTTCAGCACCCAGGTGATCGATCAACACACGCTCGACCCGCTCACGGTGATCCCACTCGATCGCCTCTATGTACTGCTTGACAGGATGGAACTTATTCTGATGCATTACAATGCTCAAAGCATCGTTGATGTTGTTGCGGTTAACCACACCATACTTGATTTCAAGGTAGTTACGCAGTGCGGAGTCATCTGAATCATTCCACTCTTTAGTGAATTTAGTTATGTTCCTCCAAGGTAAATCTCTGCGCAACATAGAACACTTCCTCAAATCATCATAACACAGATTATCCTTGAGGAAATCATCATTAGAAAGTATTATGACAATAGTATTAATAGTACTTAAGATATTACCCTTCTTATCCATGTCGAGCTGTGCTGTCCAATCAAGATTTGCATCAGCATTGGTTTTATCAATGAGCTTCATCACCCCAAAATCCTTCGAGCTATTAGACTTAATCTTCTCAGTTATAATAGTCTGTTTGATTAGAGGATCCTTAGCCATTAATTCAGACATCTTCAAAAACGAAGGCCGCTTACTTGCAGGAGTACCTTCCTTCATATTAGCATCAAGCTCCCCAAATAAGTGGATTCTAACTAAATCAAAAGAATTGCAAAGGCGATTGTTTGTGGGGTCAGTCGAGTGATGGCTGAATGAGAACATGTTATCGTAGATAATAACACCACCGTGTGTGCTACCTTCCGCATACGTGTACCGATCATCATGGCTAGTAGGTAGATAGATTTCAGGGAGATATTTCTCGATTGCCTCAACGATACCGTATGATCTACAGAAAGCCCCAATGAAACCACCCTTAACAGTTGGATCCTCTTGCTTATCAATACCCTCCTTTATCTTACGTTTAGATTTCTCACTGACAGGCCATTCAGTACTGTCTCTCCAATCACTGTACATCTCAAGAATCTCATCAGGATTAACAAACTCTCCTTTCTGATGCATGAAGTAGAATGGAGCATCACATGAAGCACTTGGCCAAAACATCAATCGTTCAGGCTGGAAGGTTGTTGGATCAAACAATTCTATATCGAGCATACCCGCGATCTTACGGGCGATGGCTTCGTATTCATCAGCAAGGACTTCTCTTTCGAGAGGCATGACTAACCGGAAGCGAGGGGTATTCTCACTGTGCTTGTGAGTAGAGTAGATGACAAACTCGTTAGGTAGTAAGAGTGATACATCTGTCGGGAAATCCATTGTTGCGAAATCTATATCAAGAGTGATAAGATAACGCGCAGTTATCGAGCCAATACGCCGTCTGCCTCCCGTGATTACTCCTCCTACAAATCCGCCCACATCCTTAACTTTCGATTGGGTTTCTTTATCTGAAGCTATATATTGAGCGTAAGTCTCTTTGGTTATAACAGGTTTCTTTAGCTTTTCTACTAAAGCATCCCATTTGATCTCGGTATTCTTCCAATTGGTTTCCCACATATTGGCACCGACGGAAATCCATATTTTAGACATAGTGTCATTTCTGTTTTTCTTCTGTTAAGATAGCATCGTTGAGAATAGCATAAACAATGAGGTCAAGTGAAGTATCATTGATTGCCTCAAAATTAGGAGTTTCTCCGCTATCAAGCAGAGTAATCATACGGGAAATCTTAACAGACATAAGAGTCAGTGCTACTTTAGCAGGGTGTACGTTGATCAATCCAGCGGGGGCTTTGAAATTATACAGCCTGTCATCGTTTTGACCTTTACCTGCATAGTCATTGCCCTTTAAAAGCATAAGCCTTCTCAGTTTATCTACTGTCTTTTCAAAATGCTCTTGTTGTTGTTGCTGATTCATAATATGGTAATTTAAATGGTTTATAAAAGTAGTACAATGGAATGATAATAAAAAATTTTCAGGTATATTTATTTGTTAACATTTGAATGAGGATCAAACACTTAGGATTTCATAAGAATATTTATTATACCGTCTTGCTTTTCCTTTGTCTACATACTCTTTCATTATGTAATGGAACCCTAAAGATAATACTCCTTTAGAATACCCAGTTTTATGAAGAGTTAGAAAAACATCCTTAAAAGCAAGTTTTCCTTTAGTGATTAAAGGGATTAAGGCTAACCTTATTATGTGGATTTTTTCAGGTGATATATAGGAAAAACGATTATTCTCCCATAAATCCAAAACACCACAAAGGAATCCATATTCCAATGCTTCTTCCTCAGTAAACTTACGATCATAAGAGATATGAGTAAGTTCTAACAGGCGCTCAACTTGGAACTTTGTCATTATTTCAGGGTTTTAGCGGCCATTGATATCAGATCATTCCATTGATATTTAAGATCAGACGGTAATTCACTTTGATACATTGCTAAAGCATTACCAAAACTAAGTATCCGATCTAATAACAATTTTTTAACAGAAGGAAGTTCTGATACAGATGTTACTGAATATCTTTCTCTATCAACATCAGTTTTATCCATTATTACTATCTCTCCATTGATATAATGACTCGTATCTAAAGGAATACCAAATATTTTTGAGTCCTTTATAAATTCCTTAGAGATAGACCCTTTAATCGAAGACATCTCCTCACATAATAGGTAAAAGAGATGAGGGCCTATTTTTATTTCAAGGTTATTATAATGACCTGTACCAAATATCTTACAGTATTGATCTATAGCCATTCTTATTTGAAGCGTTGCGTTCATATGTCAAGCTTTAACTGTTTAGGTTCTAAGAAGGTTTTGAGAAACGCTGTTTCGTAATCGCGGTCTTTATCCAGTTTATCATCCATCCAATACTTCCATAAAAATTCATCTCCAAAAGGAGCAGAATTAATATCGAAAGTGGGCATAAGGAAATCTTCTTCTCCTTTGCTTACCCTCTTGATATTCTTAACATCAGCCCACAGTTGGAGAAGATTATCATTATATTCCTGTTTCATGTATTCTTCTACAATCCACAAGATATACTTGGTTGGATGGGTTCTGCCTGTAATTTTAAACCGATCAATCAGCACAGATTGCTTATACCACTTCATGGATTGCGGGAGTATAAACCTCGCGCGTAACCATTCAACTGGGTCTAAGCGGGAATTAATACACCTTCCCATCGGGTACCGCTTGAATTGAGAAGCTTCTGAATCAGTTGATACTTGCGTATGATCATTATAACATTGAACTCTGTCTACACAGTTATACAGACAAAACTCATTGGCTAATAACTCGCATTCAATACCCATTTCTTTTGCGGCTTTATTGATCTCGAATATAGATCGGAAATTCCGATTAATATCAACATCCAAGCAAACCTTATTAATGGTAGGGCAGCGGCGTTTCATCTCCCTTAATTGGTATACAGAATTGACTGCATATATAGTCGAAATCTCGATAGGAATATTACTCAATTGATAAGTTAATTCCATCGATAAAGGATGGGCTAAAGTGATCCTGCTTACACCTATATCAGATAAATAGCGGAGTCTGTTTTTGATACTTACTGTATCTATCTTAGATTTATCGACTATAGGAGTATTCTCTGTATAGTTTACGATTATACCACATAGATTGTAATCCCTTACCCTTTTCTCGAAATCAGAAAGGGCTATATTAGGCAGTCGGAAATCAGGACGAGCAGAACCAAATACCTTGAAGTCTTTGATACTACCATATACTTCTTCTACTCTTATGCCTTCGTACTTATCGTTTAAGGTTTTAAAGGCAAACGGCAATTGGGGATCAAAGTTTGACCCTACCATTAATTTTATCATAATCGTCTATTTGTTTTAAGAGTTTATCAATACCGCGGCCATCAACTACTGTACGACCAGTATGCCATCCTGAATAAGGATATATTGTTATAGGTTTACCTTTAAATTCGAAGATAATCTTAACATTGTCTTCAGATATAATCTTAAGGTTCCTTTTTAACAATTGTTCTTTAGCATATTTGATACGTAAAGGCTGTAATTCAGCTTCGCTCTTTTGATCTAATCGGTTACTCATATCAGAATATTTTATCAATTATAGAAACCAAATAACTATAGTCGAGTTTGAAGTTTGAATCCTTCTGGATTTTAGTCTGCAAGGCATCGATGAGCGTATTGAAATATGCAACATCAACTCCTGTAAGTTGATCTTCTAATACAGCAATATTAGTAAGATCTAACTCACTTATTTGCCATGACATTTTAAGGATTTGACCTGCATTGATTGTCCATCCTCGGTTGATGAATTTGCGCAGGCGGATAATTGATGCAATAGGATACTTACTTCCTACATATACAAGCTCTTTTGATAAGAGGCATTCTAATGCAGGTTGCTTAAGTGTAAGTTCCTTTGTTTTAGACAGCCAATAGTTAGTGCAGTGCATATAATCATAATGCTGATGGATATCATCAGGATCGCCGTAAAAGCGAAGGATGATCTGGATTTTCTGCGACAGGGTAACAGCATTAGCTGATATATAGATTGGTCGATATTTCGGCTTAGATTCTTCATCGACAACAGGTTTACCATCAGGCCATTCTTCGAGTTCAGTATCATCATCGATAGCACCTTCTTCCTTAACTACTCCTTTCGATTTGAATATGATCTTAATGCGATCAGAAGTAAGATTAAGACCGACACCTCCCATAAACTCACCATCCATACGGCCTATATCATCTATCTCAGCCCCATCTGCTACAAAACCATCATTTGATTCAGGATGGGTAAGATTCCAGATATTACAGTAGTATTCAGCTACTGCCTTTACTGTTTCTTTGTTAGTAAAGTAAATATCGAAATCATTGACTTTTTCTTTCAGTAACATGCTGGCTATGCAGCCACCTGTTATGATTGAATTTGCTCTTACGAGTTTCTGAACGCGGAGATCAGTAATTGATTTGGCAAATTCCTCAAATTTGTTGTTGAGGACTTTTACGATTGTTTTCTTTTTCATTGTGGTTGATTTATGATTGTTTGTAATTAATCCATATCTTCGTAGATAATCTTATTACAGACTTTGCAACGGATTTTGTAACATCTGTCTTGATAGTCTGCAAACAGTATTTGCTTATATTCTTTAGGATGCTTGCATTTAGGTTTAAGACCAAAAAATACTTGAGCAATCCATTCAAAAAATTGTTTCATTGTAAATCAATTTTAAGCCACCAATTTTGCCCTCTTTTTTTAACTGATAGTTTATATTAGTTGAATGTACAGGCGGCCGTGACGGGGCTAGCAGGCACCTCTCATTCAATTTTAATGCTTCACGTAATAGTTGCACACGAACGATTCAACATTGAGAGGCAGGTCAGGAGCCCACGATAGTTTCTGTTTCATTATGTTATCACAGTTTAACCTATCTACTTCAATAGAATAGCTAGGTGCTTCGATAACTACCTCATCATGGATATGCATAACAATACCTAATCCTGATCGATCTAATCTAACCATCGCATCAGCAAGAATATCTCTTGAAGTAGCTTGTACTATATTCTCTACTAACTTACCTCCATAAGTATCTTGTTTGCTCCAACGTTTAGTTATCTGATCAACACCTTCATATCCTATTGCTACCTTACCATAAGGGTTCTTTTTTAAATAAGGTTTGTTATAGGTCAATAACCTACCTGATGGTAACTGAATAAATAAATAACCGCCTTTTACTTTGAAATTAAGTTTAGGCATTCTTACTACCATCCCTGGATTACTTATAGCTTCTATAGCAGAATTTTCTACATCAGCCCATAATCTAACAATTTTCTTATTAGTACTTCTCCATAAGTTTACTATTGGTTGGAGTTCCTCTTGTTTCAATCCCATTTTGAGAGCACCCATACGTTCCATTGCTCCTACTCCTCCTTGATATCCTAATGCTAACTCTGCTACTTTCGCTTTAGAACGTATATCTTTAACTACTTGCTCGATAGGTATCTTAAACATTTGAGCACCTGATGCTTCATATATTTTACCATGCCCTGCAAATACTTCCATTCGCCATTCCTCGTTAGCAAACCATGCTACAACTCTTGCTTCAATAGCAGAATAGTCAGCAACCAAGAATAAGTGATCATCTTTTGGTATGAATGCAGTTCTTATTAACTGACTCATAACATCAGATACATTACCAAAGATTATTTCAAGAGTGTCTAAATCACCTGACTTAACAATATTTCTAGCCATATCTAAATCAGGTAATTTAGTATGAGGCAGATTTTGCACTTGAATAAGTCTACCAGCCCAGCGCCCTGTTTTATTAGCACCATAAAACTGTAATAAACCTCTTGCCCTATCATCTGTCATAGAGCAAGCCATCATGGCTTTATACTTAGTAACAGACGTTTTAGCCATTTCTTGTCTGATATTAAGTAGTCTATTTATTCGTGGATCTTTATTGTCTTTGATTAATTCCTTTATGGAATCCTTAGTAAGAGAAGTAACATTATCCTCTAATTCAGCAGAAAGCCATTCCTTTAACTGCTTTTGTGAATTAGGATTATTTAAACCTGTTAATTCTATAGCTTCAGCAGTTAATAACTCTAGCTTTTTATCATACAGATTTACTGCTTGGGAAACAAATGGCATATCAATCTTAACACCCTTATTATTTATCTTTTGGTCAAGGTGCCATATCATTATTTCTCTATCAGATATAGAAAAGAAAGATATTTTATTGCCTATTGCTTTTTCTACCTTTACGTCAAATATACAATAGTTTTTGAAGAGAAGCCACTTAGCTATATCATGGTGAGGAAGATTTCTTGTATGAGTAGGTCTAGCAGGAGTAGGTTTACAAGGTACTGAAAAGAATTTTATTAAGGCTTTACCTGCTGCACTTTTTTGTACTTCGAGGTCTAATACTTTTCCAGCTTTATCGAGCGACATGGGATAACCAAGCATAGATGCTTTAATCATGGTACATTCCCATTGAGAAATTTCAATTTTAGTATACTTAGCAAGACAAGCCATTTCGAATGCGGCATTCCAGGCTTTCTTGAGATAAGCAGGATCACTTACCATGTCAAGAACCATATTAAATTCTATAACATCAGGATGTGATTCATCTTTACCCTTTAAGGAATAAACATCGATGATCCTTTCTTCTTGATCATCTATAGAATATCCTATAAGTAGGATTTCAAAGTCAGGACTATCAACATATTTATGTACACCTGATTTTAAAAGATCAACTGTACTAAAAGTTTCTAAGTCAATATTTAATGGAATAGGCATTAATCGAGATAGTTAAGTTAAGAGATAAAAGAGGTAGTCAGTTCCTAAACGGGGTTACAAGCCTTAACTGACTACCGTCTTTTTAACCATAATCAACCATCTTTATCCCATGATATCATCGCTGAAATCATCTTCAGCCTTACCGCGGGATCCAAGAGCTTCGCCATCTTCCAGTTTCTGAAGGTGGTTAAGGCCGCAAGCTACACCTTTTGAACCATTCACATTGAACGGGTAGAAGTTGATACTTGCGCGGCCATAACATCCACTGTAGATGTCAGTTTCGTTAATGATCGGCTGCAGATTAGCATCCACGATACCAGGTTTGGTTTTGGAGCTTGCAGACATGAAGAAGCAACCAGCGTAGGTAGGATCATCTGATCTTTCCACGTCTCCATCACGCAGCGGCAGTTTAAGGTTTGCAGGTACTTTACCTCCGAATTTACCTGTTTTACCCTGTTCGGTAGCGGCAGCGATCGCTTTGTGAAGACGATCCAGGAGGACAGTGTCAGTTTTCGGGATAAGGAGAGACACAGAATACTTCTTGTCTTTTTCTTCTCCCATTGCAGTTGGTTCGAAAACATGCAAATAACTGAACCGTACTTTGGATGTTACAACTTTCGTTGATTGCGCATCAGCATTAGCCGATGCAGGATTTGATTTTGCCATTGTGTTTAGCGTTTAGCGTTTATAATTAGGAATTAGAGACTATTCTTCACCTTCGACTACTTCAAAATCGATGTAAGCGGCTTCCGCAGAATTCCACTCAGCGCGTTTATCAGAGTCAGGTACTAAAGTGGGTGCCCCGCGTGGCTTAAATACGTGAGGCTCAACCAATTCGTTAAAATGCAATTTAGTTACAATTTTTGACAAATTGGAAATCCCAGTTAACTTTTTTGTAACTATTTTTTCTTCTGAATAACCGTTTTCAATGAGTTTTTCTATGATAGCATTCTGGTCACTATATTTCCTGGTAGAGCGACCTTGAACCACCTTCATTCCAGGCCATTTGTATCCGCTTATAGCCATTTTAAGAGCATGAGCTTCTACTGCATTAACCCAGTTTTTAATGGAAGCAGCTCTTTTTAATATCTTAACAACCTGATCATCTGTTACAGTTGGGATATCAAACTCTTTCGCAGCTAATTGCAGATTGAGTTGAACATTAGCTTTACAGGTAGCGCGGATTCTACAGAAACGGCAATGATCACCTGCTACATAATCACCTAAACCAGCAAAAGCAATCAATGCTGTAGGCTTTACAACTTCTCTTGCCCATTTGAGCAGATCGTGTACCGATATGGTATAGGATGATATGTTATCTATACGAGGTTGATAGATTGTCATCTCAATCTCTTCAATATCATATAAGATACAATAGTCGAGGTATAAACCTAAACCATATAACATCATCTGTTTATTTTCAATAGCACTGACAGGTACGCCCTTACCATATTTAAGGTCTACTAATTTAAGAACTCTTGGGGCTGATATACCAACGTCGAGTGTTCCAAACCCTTCAGGAACAAATTCACTGAAATCGACACGGTATTCCTGTAATAATACTGCTCCTTCAGGAGCCTCCCTTACTTTATCCACTACGAAATTTGCATATTCCGTAATATAGTCATACATAGACTCATCATATAACTCATGCTCTTTCAACGGGTTTATGAAATGACTCAAGTCTACCTTGTATGCTATTTCTTTGATACGGTACTCCGCCATTTTATGTGCAAGAGTACCTTCATCAGCGTAGGGGCTTTCAGTGTATGGAACTAATTCCTCCTGTCTTGCAGAAGGAGTACAGTTGAGCCACTTAGAGGCCCCTGACGCTGATAATAAGGCATGTCCACTCATTTGAGAGCAATTAAAAGATCATAAAATTCCTGATAGTTAGCAGGATCAACAGCTGACACGTTTTTAGCTCCAATACGAGCAAGGTATTCAGTAATATTAGTCCTGAAACCTTCCTGGATTTTTGACTGAACCAAACCTCTCAATACTTCCGCTGTTACTCCAGTTGCAGCAGGAGCGGTTACAGCAGGAGCAGGAGCAGTTACAGTAGGAGCAGGATCAGATACAACAGGAGCAGGTGCAGTTACAGCAGGAGCAGGTGCAGTTACAGCAGGTTTCTGTTTAGGTTCTGATTTACCTACTTCCTTATTTGCAGCAGGTGCTTGCTGAATAGGAATTACAGGGGTTGCTTCTTTAACCTCTTCAACCTTATCCTTCTTATCCATGAAGGTTAACATCTTCAAGGCTTCAGCGAGCTGATTGAGTTCCGCAGTATTATGCGGATGAATTTTTACGGTGATTTTCATTGTTTTCTTTTTATTTGAGGATTTATTTTTCGAGAGCCTGGATCCTGTCGATCTCTGCGGCGATAAGAGCACCTGCAATGATCAGTTTTTCTTTCAGGGTTTTAGCCTCCATTTTCTTGCACACATTAGGATCCCATGATGCAGGAAAATTGATGTGGGAACTACCTGAAAGGATTAACTTAGCAGCTCCATGGAGCAACTGTCCTTTACTGTTGTTAGCAACATCATCAATAACACGGATACCATGTTTTGACTTCTGCTGGAAACGCTCTTTCAGTATCAGGATAGCTCCTGAAGGCTTACTTGATAAGGGCGGGGGCAACTTTGATTGGTAATCCTTGATAAACGCCAGGATTCCATCAAAAGTTGCGTGAGGTTTTTCCTCGACTTTACGGGCAGTCGATTGTTTTTTAACAGGTTGTTTTTTGACAGGCTGCTTTTTAACTTTGGGTTTCATTTTATTTTAGGTTTTATTTTGCTTTGTACAAAGAATATTTACCTCTACTGGTTATGAAGTAATACTCTCCATTAGTTACAATGGAAAAGGATTCATCTTCACTGCCATTCTGTATCTTTTTGTAAGAATGCCCTGGTGTAATGTATTTATCAGTCAATTGGATAAATTCCACTACATTGCTTAATTCGAACAAAACAATATTACAGTTACGTTTAATCTCGGCTAAAGAGTTATACATTGCTTTCAGGATTTAAAGTAAATAGTTTCCTTAAGACGACGAGCATCCCCTTTATAAATATGGGCGCTATTGATCGTATGGTAATAGTAACCTAAATCAATCTTAAGCTCTTCAGAAAGATGCTCTTGCAAACGGGTAAAGTTATACACGTCGTAAGGCATAACTGAATAAACATTGTTGCTACGCATATTAACCATTAAATGCAGACGTTCTTCACGAATAAAGAATTGCAGACCAATTGTACACGGATATTCGTGAGTAGTCTTGATAGTACGGATTATACCATCTTCGATAGTAAGTATAGGTATATAACCTCGTCTTGAGTCTACATGGTTCTTCACCTCTTTAATAACATCCTCTATCTGCTTTTTAATCTTATGCCCATACGAAGAGGAGAAATTAGGCGGCAATCCTGTTGTGTCAGTAAACCTTTTAACCCAGGGGTTAATTGTAACCAACTCTTTACTTAAATCAGTATCGCCACTTAAAATCCATTGAAAGAACTCTTCAGCATAGATATAATTGCTGCGATCATTCTTGTTCTTGAAAGGGTGTTTTAGTGCAAAACTTAAGCCAAGAACTTCAAATGTATCGCGGGTTACGAATTGAGGTTCAATTATGATCTTACGCATTATAGCTCTCTCAGCATCAGCGTAACTTTCGTATAATCTCATGTATTAGGATATTAGGGATTGTAAGGTTGAGGTTCACTGGCTATTTTTTCTCCCCTGTAGCGGTAGACTTCTTTATTGGTAAAGATATTATACCATGATCTTACTTGCTCATGAGTAGCATTACGGAATGAGTGTTGCTTCAGTTGTCCTTTTTTGTAGTAAAGGAAATATCCTCTATATCTTTTCATACAGGTATATTTTATGGTTATTGATTTGAACTTGTTTGATTAATTCGAATTTCCTGTGAGTGAGTTGTCCTATCTCATAACTGTCTACTACAGGATAATTGTCTCTCTTGATCTTGCCTATACGATATTCCATGCAATGATCAATATTTTCAGATATGAGAAGGAGACCACGCTCAGCTAATAGATTATAAGAAGAATCTACGAGGTAATGTTGAGCTATAGGAGCTTTACAATGGAGTACCTCACTCAGTATTACAAGGCTAAAAGCCCCTACATAATTAGACCACCAATTAGGTTCTTTCTCAAAATCGAGTACGAAGGATTTCCTGTTAAGAATAGGCTCTTTATCTAAAAGCATAATCTCACTGCGGGGATTATCTTCAAGAAATTGATCAGCTACTTGGCCATCTCCGCATCCGTAATCTAAAGCAAAGAGTTTACAACCTACCAATCCTATTTCTTTGAACATCGAAGATAGGTAAGTCTGGTAATATTCTCTTAAGCCTAATCGGAGCAAAGGATAATTGCCGCTGAATTTATTTTGAACTACTTGCTTATGATATTCAAGCAAATGTCTGATCTTATGCAGTTCAGCTACTTGCTCATCTGAAATATCATTAGCCCGTAATATTTCCCTGGTATTAGAACACGGTTTATCCATGTGGTCAAGAATAGCAGGAATAAGGTATATAGAGTCGAGGAGTCTTTCTAGTTTCATTCTGATGCTTTTAATTCATGACCAAGAACTTCAATACCTGCTTCGTGCAATAAAGCTAAGCCATCGTCATTCCTGTAAAGTTTATCATACACAACTGTAACAATTCCTGCCTGAATAATAAGTTTAGCACAATCGAAACAGGGAGCAACTGTTACATACAGAGTTGCGCCATTACTGCTGTGTGTTGATTTAGCACACTTAGTAATTGCATTAGACTCAGCATGTAATACTTCAGGTTTTGTTACTGAAGGATTTATCTCACAACAGTTATCAAAACCTGATGGAGTACCATTATAGCCGAAGGATATGATATTATGGTCTTTTTCCAATAAGGCCCCTACTTTGCTCCTTTCACAATAAGAAGCCTCAGCAATTTTATGGGCTAAACCCATATAGAATGCATGTTTGTTTGTCATGTTAAATAGATTTTTTCAGGAGGATACCAATCATTACCAAAAGCTATATTAAATTCAAGCCATCGTATCAAAAGCTTATAATCTACCTTTTGGTTATCGGTTAAAGGTATGTTCTTTGCATCACGACCATTTGATAAACAGATAGTCAGATTTTTCTGAACTTTTTCTTTATCCTCATTACTTAATTTCGATATTTTTATGGCGAGATCAATTACCATCAGTTATTTGTCTTTGATAAAAGTTCCATTCTCCATGCGGCCTGAACGTTTAGCGATAACCTGGTAAGCGCTGTTTATACATTGCTCAATGGTCAAGTCATACATTTTAGCTATGCTAGTTAGAACTACTACACAATCGCCAATAGCATCCTCAACTTCATCGATTTCATTATTGAGTACTGCTTTAGCTAACTCTCCAGCCTCTTCTACTAACTTAAGAGTTTGAGTTTTAGGATCTCCTTTCGCATAAATTCCTTTGTTAGTAGCCCATTCACGAATAGGTTCAAATTCGAGTTCAAGTTGCATGGAAAATGGTTTTTAGGTTAAAAATTTTTATTGCGGCCAGGAACACCAGGTCTTCTCTTTTTCTCTTCTTCTTTTTTCTGCTGAGCCACTTTAGTTACAACAATTGCTGTTTGGAGTTTGCGTTCTTTACGCGAGGATTTTGCCATGACGTGGTTGATTTTAATGTAATTGAGGATGTCCCTCAATGGCAAGAACAGGTTTCTCAACCTGTGTCCTACCATTTCTTAGATTACTAAAGAAATTAATCCGCGATAGACTCATCGTCTTTAGTCGGGATGGGATCACCTTCCTTCCAATCATCGGGGAGGATAGTAACCTGGGAAGCTTCTTTGTAATGGAGTTTACCATTCATGCGGGCTACGTAATACTCTACACCCATACCTGTAATGGTCTGACCTGCTTTGTTAGTAAATCTGACCATCACTCCTTTATTAACTCTGGGAGCTTTAGGCTCTTTCGGTTCTTTCGGGGTAGAGGATTTAGCGGCATTGGCTTTGGGAGCGGGTTTAACGTCTTCAGGTATATCACCTAACAGTTCGTCGATTGATAATTCACTCATGATTATTATTGGGGGTTTTTATTTTCTGATTTAAAGGTATCATTCCATTCTTTCTCAGTGATACCCGTGAGTATAAACTCGCGTTGCCCTGGAGTAAGATTAGGGAATGCTACTTGTACTAAAGTACCGCGGTTAAAACTATCAATTTGCTCTTGTGTAATAGGCAAATCCATTGAGTTTTTCTCACCTGAAAAAGGTGATATTCTAGTGATGATCATGGTTATTTAAACATTGAAGGATGACAGACAATAGCCTTACCCACTATATTCTCAATAAACCCTTTAGAATAGAGTAACGTAGCTTTTACGTTAACTTTACTATTGGTTTTGAGTTTACCTTCTTCATCGATTATCATGATACGACCATCTATAGTATTTACTACTTCAACAATAGTACAGTCTAAATGGCGATATAATTCTTCTAAAGAAAAATCACTGCCATTAGCAGGCTCTACAGGTTTTTTATTCCCTTCGAGATCGATTAAAAAGGCTTTATGGAGGTAAGATTTCATTTGGTTGATTTTAAAAGGAAGGGCCCTTAAGGTTGTAAGTCTTAAGAGCCCTTAATGCTCAGGGATTAACCTTTCGGGGTATAGGCATTAACCCCTACGATCAGTTGTTTACCGTTCACATCGACAGTGGTGGCGATGTTACCGTTGGTAGTTGCATGCACTTTGGTTTTACCTGATTTTGAATCGTTCCCTGCTTTGTTGAAAGGGAGTGTGATTACGAGGTCATTGCCTTTTACTTCTACTTTCATATATCTGATTTTAATTGGTGACTGTGTCTCTTATAACATCATCATCTAATAACCTGTCTAATTCTTTCATCTCATTCATCCTCTCTTCATGCCTCTTGATTATTTCTTTTCTACGTTTTCTTGTCACTATCGCTACTATAGTAAGTACGATCAGGACAATTAAAAGTAAGTAAGTCTGTGATGACATTTATTGGTGATTAACGATTGAAATGCAAATATACGACATAGCTGGTAATAAAAAAAATATTTAATACATTTTTTTTCAAAAACTTATTAACATCTGGTTTTACGCGCGTACGTGTACACGCCTACGCGTAATAAATGTTAAATAAAAAAAACTCACCAAGGTAGAAACCAAGGTGAGTGAAAGCAAAGCCTCTGTGCAAAAACAAAAAATCACCAAATCCTTTTAGGACACTCTTCGTCTGTAACTAAAGTTTTTTGAAGGCAAGGGCATTTGCACACATTACAAACAAGGGTTTCCGGATATTTAGCAGTACCATTAATAATTTCAATAACCTTATTCTTTTTCGAATCACTACATTTAGCACATAAAGATAAACGTAATTCAGAAAGTTTCTTCTCAGCTTTTAAAGTACGTAATACCTTTGTTTTGCGCCCCCATCCAATAAATATATGGGCTAGCTTTTTAAAAATATTAGGCATTTTGCTTAGGTTTAATTTAAGGCACCTGCCGGTTCCGTCATTCAATTATTTTTTGGACTGGTAGTTTATATTAGTTAACATGTTAGGCGTGAGCGGTGGGAACGGCAGGCAGTTTAAAATTAACTGCAACAACTTTCATCTCCACTTTCATCATCATCGTATAACCCTAAGGCTAAACCAGACCATTTACCATTTTTGTTTTGATCGTTACAAGCAGGACAATCCTTTGTATAATAGGCGAATTTAGATTTATTTCTACAGATATAATTATGGGTAGCTTGAATCATCGGGCCGATACGATCTTTTATCTTTTTATCAAGAGCCCATTTAGTAGAAGTAAGCAAAGGAGTTACTAATCCACTAGTTACCATCAAACCTGCAGGAGGTACTGTGTGAAAAACACCTTCGCTACTGAATTGGACAAATCCTTCAGGAAAAGCTGTAGCTATAACACATTCAGCCGTAAGTTTCCATAAGAATTGTTTCCACAAATCTTTGTAATCTGTAGGTAAGTATTCAAAGGCATTAACCACATTACCTTCTTGTAAAACAGGTGTAGAACCTACTAAAGCTTGAGTAGCAGATAAGTTACTAGAATCTATTACTCTGTTTTTATTAGTAACCATGTAATCATACATAGCATAACCCAATTCTTCGCGCAAAAACCTTTCCTCAGCAATTATAATAGACTGCTCGATTATGCGAGGATCCATCGTATGCTTAGTTGGAGCATGAAACAGAACCTCTTCTACTGTTATAAGTACGTTCCTTTCTAAATTATTCAGGTTATACATTTGGATCAGATTTACCAGGATCTTTTACATAAACACCACGTTTTTGATCTGCTCCTATTTCTCCTAAGAATTTCTCACCTTTCTCTCCTCCAATCTTAGTTAATCCTTTAGCTTCTCTTACCTCATCTACTTTAACTGCAGGAGAAATATCTACATCAGTAAGAGCTGATATATCGATAGCATTCTTGATCTTGATCTTCTCAATATCAATATCGAAATCTAACCATTTGTTAGCTACACTGAATATAGTACTCCATACTTTAGTTTCTAAATCCAATTGAGCAGGTCTTATTACAGTATTCTGCTTAATTTCAAGGATTTTAGACAAAAAGCCAGAACCCTTACCAAGGGTAGAAGATGAGAGAATACCAGCTAATACGGCATCCCACTGATTGGCTAATATTATTTTTTGGGTCCATAAGTTATCAGATTCAGTATAACTGCCTTCTTTGTGAGTTTCGAGATTATGCAAATCAGAACCTTCTAATCCTTCTTCACTAGCTAATACCATTACTCTTCCTCTCTTACCATCACCTGTATGAGTAGCTATCGCCCTCTTACCTATCTTATCAGTTTCTGTTTGAGAAAGATTTCCTTTAAGCAATAATAAAGCACTGACAACCATGTTATTATCAAGGTTATCTAAATTAAACCGTGCTCCTTTATACTCAAGAATTTCATAAATAAGGCCTGCTACAGAAGAAGGTAATCCGTAGTAATTGAAACCAGCTACACGGTTTTTATACCAGATAAGAGTTCTGTCAGTTCCTTTTTCAGAAACCCAGTTTTCTTTATCCGATTTAGCAGGATTATATATAGGAAGTTTTTTCAGTTTTTTAAAGTCTTCAGGCTGTATGACTGAGTTCCTTTTAGAAAACAGTTTAGAGTGTACAGCGTGAGTTACAACACCATCATCATCAGGACGGCATAATCTCCACTCAAGGAAATTGTGAACGTAGATAAATAATTTTTTAGTTTTACCTACACTAAATTTTACAAGCTCGATAGGGGTATTGCCAAATGTAAAGAAAGACTCGAACATTTGTTTATTTATCTCAATAACAGCTTCCCCATGAAGATTCATTGATTTGAACCATTCTTTTACATTCTTGGGTATTTCTGTATCATCTTCATACTTAAATGTAGACCCTGCACAGTAGTCTTTCTTAGTAACTATACAGGCATTATGAGTATTAGATAATAGGCGGGATTCGAGAAGTAATTGAGCATAATCATCTTTGCCTTCGAGAAAAGGTAAGTACTCGACAGTATCTACATAAGAATAACCTATACCACCTTCGAAGGGTATAGGCGTTGAAGCAGACAATTCAGCTCGATCAGAAATCGAGGTAGAGGATTTAGGCTTTGCTGATTTGCTCTGAAAGTTTTTAGTTCTTGTTTTAGTTGTAGCCATCTTTGCTTACTTTCAGATTAAGGACTTAATTTAACTAAGTATTAACCGTGTTCCTGAAATCAATCCTTTGTAATTCTCTCAAAGAAGGTAAAGGCTGAACAAAGAAATCTAGTAGTGTAGGATCGTTACTTTGGATGGCTAGAATAGCCAGTTTTATAAGATCAGCTTGAGATCTTTTAACTAAAGGGGTTTTACCCCCTTTGTTAAAAGCTATTACTGTATTTTTATGTTCATCCTTAACCTCTAAAATCATGATTCCGGGATATTTTACATCAGGGCTTCGATATCAGACCAGTCTCCGCTGTACTGATACAGACTCCGGGAATAAGAACCGGCCAGTACCATATTACCGCCATTGAAATCATCATACAGTTTTCCGGTAGTTCCGTTAGAACCGTTATTCACGATTGAGAAACGGCTGATAGAAGAACCGTTGACATATTTCTCACCGGCAATGAAGATTTTACCATCATTCAGACGAACAGCCATACCTAACCCGCAGCAGCAAGAAGCTGCATCCAGGGCTTCCATAAAGGTAGTAAGGTTCTGGCTATTTTCAGGCAGTTGGAAATTGAAAGAGTGTTCATATTTGGTAGAACATCCTTTGACAGATTGTTTCCATGTCCATTCAGCCTCATCCCGCAGGAAATTGATCAGGTATACTTTACCAGCACCTGTACCATTCACACCACCTGAAAAAGCGGTTTTAGATGCTACGATACCACCACCATCATCAACAATAAGATCCATACCATTCATGGTAGCACCTAATACAGCAGGAGCAGTGATGGTAATTACACCAGCAACATTACTAGCAGTAAAACCATGTGAACCTAAATTGATGTTAGATACCAGGCCAGCTGCTAAAAGCGTAGCAGTAGTTTCTGAAGCAGTTTTCAGCATATAACCGAGCAATAAACCGGTATTAGACATTACTGAAATAAGATCGCCATTAGCTCCAATAGCGGTGATAGTCAAGGTACAGGTTGCTCCAGTACCGCCAGTACCGCCAGCACCAGGTCTCAATGATACAGCACTGTAAGACTGATTTACACCACCGATTGCGGCCGGCTGAGTAAAGTTATAATCATTCGGATCAAAAATGGCAATATCACTGATACCACCACTTACGGGAGCACAATCGCGCTGAAAGGCTTTAAGGGTTACGCAGAGCATTGTATAGAATTTATTGTTTTATTAATAGGGTTTATAAAGATTACCAGGCAGAAATGGCGTATACCACAAATTCAGGCAGCGCGATCTGTGTACCAGCTTTCAGGAACATGCGATATTTCCAGGTAAACAGTTCCTTATCATACCATACTTCCAAGGCGGTTTTACCGTCTTCGCCTTCGCCATAGTTTTTATCAGTGGCAAATACGAAGTTACCTCTTACTGTCAGGATAGCGGCATAACCAGCAGATCCTTTAATATCGGTAATTGCAGCAGTCCACAAGGGTTCCGGCAGGATTGCAATACCCATATAAGACAGGGTAGAAAGACCGGTCATAACGTCTTTAGTGTAAGCGGTATTTCCAGAACCGGCAGCGATCAGGTATTGTTCGTATGCTTCGGCGATTTCAGGAGAAACGTAGAAAGCGAGCTGAGCTTTAGTAAACGTTTTCATCAGGATCGGCATCTTGTCATACAATCCTTTAATGATCGCAAAAGCGTCGGCCGGTGTGGTCAGGAAGTTTACAGAAGGAGAAATTGCAATGGTTTGTGCAGCAGGAATAACACCGGAAGTGGTATACCGTTTGATCCATTTGAATACTCCGTCGAATACGTCTGTGCTGAAAGCAGCAGTAGGAGCAGATACCCTTTCAGTATCACCGAAATAGGCGTTTGTGGTCAAATCTACATTGATAGCAGATTTGAAATAGGGCAGAATTTTGTTGCCGAACAGCGGATCATTAGCCCGGAAGTCTTTCAGGCATCCCTGATAGAATTCATTACGACAGAATTTCACTGCTCCGTAAATCTCATCAGTAGAGATTTTACGGGTAGTTGCTCCCATCAGGTTTTTATACACAATATCGCAACTCGCATCCCGGCGTTGCATGATGTTTTGTGCCCGACGGATATCGATGATAGGCTTAGAGCTTACAACATCACTCATCAGAGTGAATTCATTGAGGGTACCGGTAAACCCTAATGCATCGGGGGCCTGATCTGCAAAGGTAGGAGCAATGATTGCTGCAAAGAAGGCCAATGAGGGGATACTGAAAGATTGGAACATATCGCTGAGTATTTAATTTGATTTAATAGGGTTTTATTCAAACAGGGTTATTAAGCATTTTTCTGGACATCCCAGTATCCTACATTACCTGCAGCCATCAGACCGTAAGCACCGCCATCAGCAGCAATACGGTTATCAGTCAGGATAGTAGCAACGAGGGCCAGTTGTTTAGAACGATCAAGAGAAGCTACGTTAAGGGTAACTGCGTTGTCATCTGCTACTACAGCGATAGAACTTACAGTAGTAGTAGAACGTGTAACAGCCAGTTTAGCACCGTTACCGCCACCACCTACAACAGTAGCAACAGGATCAGATGTATAACCTGTACCGGGAGTATCAACTACTACACTGGTTACAACACCATTAGTAAGAACGGCATGAGCAGTAGCTCCAGTACCACCGCCACCTGTAATAACTACCTGCGGAACAGATGTATATCCGTTACCACCGGTATGACCGAAGATTTCTCCCCTTACTTCACCGCCAAAGAAATCATGAACACGTACTTTGATTTTATTGAGTACATCACCAGCCGGGATAGTTGAGGAGTTAGTTACTACTACTGTTCCAGCACCAGCATCATACACATAGCTGAGAGCAGGTACAAAACCTACAGCTCCACAGTCTTTACACATTTGGAGCAGATTGGAATTATCGATTACGTTCATGGTTATTATTTTTAAGATGAAGTTTAGGGTTTGCGGAATATCGGATTACTTATTGAAATTACCGATCGGGGTAATCTCTTCAGTTTTAGGAGACTTGGTTTCTTTACCTTTCAGGGCAACAACCTCATTTTCCAGCTCAACGATTTTATTGTTGAGAGGATCAGTAGCTTTTTTCAATTCAGCCGACATTGCTGTAGCAACTGCAGTAGATACAGCTGCATCGATGCCTTCAGAAAGGGCAGTGAGCGGAGTAGTAATAGCATTAGAAATCGAGTTAACGAGTTCTGTATTATCCTTACTGGAATCAGTAGGTTTAATGCCATTGAGAAGATTTTTAATTTCAGTGGCAAAATCGGCAAATAACTTTTTCATATCTTCAGAATTTGAGTTTTGAGGTTTTACTGACCCATTATAAGAATTTAAAACAGCTACATTTGAAAAAGACCAATCTTCTTTGTTGATAAGATTATTGAAAGGCATTTCTCCACTTACATTAGAAATAAATCCTTTACTTTTGGCTTCTTGAGCAGTTAACCAGGTTTCAGAATCCATCAGCTTAGATACATCCTCTTTTCTCATTCCGCTTTTAGCTGCGTAGATATCTCTGATTTTATCATTGAATTTACGCATAGTTACTGCGTAATTTTCTACCTGATCAACATTACCATAAATACCTCCTGATACTGTATGCATCATGAACCAGCTATTTGCACTCATTTCAGGAGAATTACCGGAGAGTAATAAAAGAGTTGCTGAGCTAGCTACGATACCACGACCAATAGTATTTACAATTTTACCTTTATTCTGAAGTTCGATAAGGAGATCATGCATAGCTAATGCATCACCTACATGTCCGCCTTGAGAATTGATAATAACATTGAAAACATTAGCATTGGATTCGTTGATGCTATTACGAAAAGACCGATAAGATACTGATGTTTCTTCGCCAAAGAATGCTTTAAGCATTTCCTGTGTAGTAGCATCTACGATTTCTCCATCAATGTAAATATCTACAGAGTTATTGTCTGCAGAATTTCTGATCGAGTAATTGAATATCTGAATAGGTTTTTTCATTTCTTACTGTAAATTTAAAGCCAAATAATCAAAATAAAAAATAATTTTTTTACAAAGTCCGTTAATTTTTATCAGCCTTGTTTATCATCCTTATTACAAGCATAACGGGCTTTAGATTCAGTTATACTTAATTTAATACTTATCTGGTTATAGCTCTTACCTTCTTTTCTTAATAGTCTGGCTTTAGCTATAGTAATTGAATCTTCGCCTACTATCCTTAAAAACTCATTCCAGTTTTCAGAAGCTATCTTTTTAAGTTTTTCATCTAATTCGCTCATAACGAACCTATTTTACTCTGCTTTACTTGTTTTCTTTGTGCGTCTGTTACAGATGATGTAGTCTGGAATACCTCAATCCTATCAATCCTTTTTGATTGTTCATTCGCAAGATTCTTTATTTCTGATAATAGGATTTCTAAATCAGCTGATGAATTAGTATTAGAAGATCGAAATTGAGGGGCTTTGTATTCCATGCCTAATGTTCCACCATACGCAAAAGTCTTAACCCTTCCGCCTGGGTGAAAATCTATACCTCCTCCTAATCTATTAAGACTAGAAGCTATTTGAGTATGAGTACCTGATATAACATGTTTAAGATTAGGATTAACATTTTTAGTTCTTATGATATTCAGCTCATCTACTTCATCTTCAAATATTCTGCCTTTGAATAAGAAAGGATTACCACCTTGACCGTGACTTCTTCCTGAAACTTTACCGCCTCTTGTAGTAGTCATATCAGGATTACCACCGAAAGCAAATTGCTCACGATTGATTGTTGATACGTTCATTGCATATCGAGCTAAAGCTAAACCTGATAATAATGCATACATTATAATACCTGCTAAACCAAATGTAACTCCATTCGCAGGGTTAGCTGCAGCTGATACTGCTATATTGGCTAATTCAGTTGCTAAAGCTATTTTAGCTTCTGCTCTTTTTATTTTCTTAAGTTTTTCGCCTGCTTCTTTCTCAGCCTTAAGTTTTTTAGCTGCATACTGTTTATCTATAGATTCTAATTCAGCTTGTGATTGAGCTCTTGCTTTAACCTGTTCTTTTTCACGATCAAGACGTTGTAAACTTACAGATAACTCATTTTTTATTCTTTCTTCTTGAGCATCGAAATAATTATTCATTGCTTCTGTAGCTAAAGAAAATGAATCTGCTATAACCTGTCCTAACAGTTTAGCATTAGCACTTCCAGCTTCAAAGTTAAATAACTTATTAAGACGATCGGCTAATTGATCTTGTGAATTTTGAGATGAAGGTAAATCGAGATTATCTGTTTTAAGATCAGTTTTAGCTTGAGCTTGTTTAGCAGCAGTTTCTGCTAATTTGGCTTTAGCTTCAAGATATTCTTTTTCAGATATTAACCCTTTTCTATAGAGTTCTTCTTTCTTTTTAAACTCTATAGATAAGGTAGCTAATTCAGAGCTAATAAGAGTAAAATTATGTAACTTAGCTAATTTCTCTAAAGCCTTTTCTCTCTGTACTACTGTTAACTTATCATTATCAAGAATAGCCTGACGAAGTATATTATACCGAGTATTAATCTCGGAAACACTTCTGCTTCCTGCATCATTTATATCTACTAAACGAGCTAATTCTAATGATCTCTCATCGTCTAATAAATCTTCTTTGGTTTTAAGTATTTCTTTAGCCCCTTCCTTAGAATTTACTTTAGAACGCTGATTAAGTTGTTTCTCTAATAAATCTATATCTTTATTAAATTTAACCTGTAAAGATAAGATTTGTTTATCGCTATCCAGTTTTGCTTGTGCTCTGTCTGTTGCGTTAGATTGGGGATTATCGTTTACTGCTTTTTGTTTAAGCTTAATATCAGCTATTTCTTGTTCTAAAATAAGTTTAAGGTTATTCCTTCTATCTTGGAATTCCTTATCATTAATGGACTGAACATCTTTTATGTATTTAAGTTCAAGATCAACCTTATCTTTCTTTAAATTTTCTAAAGTCTGTAATTCTTTAGCATTCAAAGTTTTTTCAGACTCTAATCTTTTGATCTTTTGATCTAAATACTTTAAGTTAATATCTTTAATCTTAGTAACAAAAGACTCTTCTTCATCGAAAGAAACTTGCTTTATAGTTTTAATACCATTTTCAGTAACTATCTGAAGTTCAGCAAATCTTTTTTCTTCTGCAGCAATCTCTCTTGCTAACTGGGCATCTATTAAGCTGAAGTCATCCTTTTCAAGTCCAGAAAGTCTAGCGCCTCTATAAGCTTTAGTTGTAGATTTCTTATTATTTAAGGCATCTAAACGTTTTTGGAATATTTCCCTTTGAGATTGTAATTTGTTAAGTTTAGGATCTCCTTCTTTTATGGTATCTAATTCTGTATCAATATCTTTCAGAAGTCCTTCAAGCTCTTTCTTAGTAAGTTTACTATTTTGTGCTTGAGTAATATTATCTTGTAATGTAGCAGCTTTATATGATTCTGCTTTTTTAGTATGTTCTTTAGTTTTTTCTTCTACTTCAGCCTTTAAGTTAGAGGAAGCTTCCAGATATAAAGTATAATTACCTAATGCAGCTTCTTCCTTTACTTTCAATTCAGCTATAACCTTATCTAAATTCTTAACATCTACGTCGATAACTTTATCTAAAGCTAATGTAGTAGTTGAATAAGTATTTTTCAGAGATTTTACTAATTCTTTCTCATCTCCTTTCAGATCACCGGTTCTTACACGAAATACACCGGTACCTGCAACATCTGTTTCTATTTTTTGTCTTAAAGAAACTACTTGCAGATATTTTTTATAAGCTTCAGCTGTTAAAGATGATGAAGCTTCTGCTTTTGCATTCAGGATTATATCTTCCCTTACTTCTTTTAATGCTCTTTTGACTTCTTCCAGATCTATTACGTTATCCTTAAGAGATTTAGAAAACCGACCATTCATTTCAATCAGTGTATCTAAAGCTCTTCTCTGTGTATCATATGATACAGAAGTATTTAAAACTACTCTTACTAATTCTTCGTATTTAGTTATCTGATCAGCTACTGAAGCATTTGCCTTTTCTGTAATTTCCTGATTAATACGCATGCGTTCTGCTTGTTTACGCAGGGCTTCAGTAGTTCCTGTTATATCACTCGCTGCTCTTCTACAACCTGCAGCTAATAAAGCAATAAGGGATATGATTATACCAATAGGTAATAATTTCAAAGCTATAGAGAGTAAACGAGTTGCTCCTGTTGCAGCAGTAGTTGCCCCGGTAAATAAACCTAAAGCTGCTGTATAAGCCTTCATAAACGTAGTAGTAACTACTAATATAGCATACTGAGTAGTAAAAGCAACATTACTAGCTATAGTAGCTATCCTTGCCGCTATCATTGCGTTATTAGCAATTACCCATACGGATGCATAAGTAAGTAACAGAGATGTTATGATACCTAAATTAGAAGCTAAGAATAAAAGTATACCAGCGATACTAGCTAATACTATTTGAACTGATTTATTAGTACCTACTAACTCTAATTGTTTTCTTGCCTTTTCTAAAGTGGCTGCAAAAGTATTTTGTTTAAGTTCTACAGCTTCTAACTGTTTTCCATAATCTTTTGTTGAAACTACTGCTTCATTCATCCTTTGCTGAACAAACTTACCATTCGTAGCGATATCACCTAATACAGCTTTTACCCTTACACCTACTACACCTACTTCTCCGAAAGCTGTAACTACTTCTTCAAAGTTACTAGCTAATTCTGCATCACTAAGTCCTTTAAGACCTTCACCTACAGCAACCAAGGCTTTAAAAGGATCATCAGCTAATAAGTCTCTAAATTCTTCTACAGATAATTTAGCAGCTTTAGCAAATTTAGGTACATCAGTAAATATCCTTGTGGTTAACTGTACTGCTGCAGTACCTGCTACTTCAGTACGTTGACCTAACTGTTGTAAAGCTGCTCCCATACCGAGAATACTCGGTAAGGTCAATCCTGTAATACCACGAACCGCACCTACACGTTCTGCAAAGTTAACGAGAAATTCACCGGTAGCAACACCGGTAGTAGTAAGTTTAAACAGAGATGTTCCTATCTCATTTACCCTTTGAGCTGTTACCTGTTTATCATCGTTAAAGATGGTTATCAATTTGATAATGGATGCAGTAGCAGTAGCAGGTTCTCCTATCTCTTTACCTAATACTACATTCAATTTATCGAACTCTTGAGTAAGAGCTGCGATCTCGTCTTTAGGTACACCTTTTTTCGCTACTATATTAGCTATATCAACTAAGCTAGCTAAAGACGTACGTGTATCTATTTTTTTAAGGGATTCAAATAATTTTTCTACGTCCTCTTTTGATCCTTTGATACGTATTTGTAAGTCAGCAAAAGAATCACTAAGTTTTACGTTTTCTTGTATAAGCTTAGCACCTTCTTTGAAGGCAGCATACCAACCTACATAAGTTAAAAGCAATTGGCCTAATTGACCTTTAACATTTTGAAATCCACGAGCTAAAGAGTCGGTCATTTGTTGACCTATAGTATTAGCTCCTCTCATATCAGAACCAAGTAACCTTATCTGATTGCTTAATTCTAATGCTCTTGCTCTTGCTTGTTGAAAGTTTAAACTTTGACCTTCAAACTGTATAGTAGAACCCGATGTAGGGTTTAAGTTTCTTCTTAATGCATTGAGCAGTTTAAGCTTATTAGCTAAGTCATTATAACTTCCTATTTCAGCATTCACTGCAGAGACAGCAGCTTTAGATTGATTTATCTCAGCCTGCTTTTGGTTTTGTAAAGCCTTACCCTCATTTACTAATCTTTGTCTTTCAATCCTTAATTCGATCGTTTTCCGTTTCTGTTCTTCTAACTGAAGATTTAATTGTTTAATGGCAATCACATCATCAGTTGACATCTTCTGTTTAGCAAGAGCTTGCTTGAGAATTTTTATGTTTTCAAAAGCTTTCTCTATGCTCTTAAGTTCCTTTACAATCTGATCATATCCTATCGTACGTAATTCGTATATCTTCGTTACTTGCTGAGCCATTTGATTTAGGGTATTTTGAGAGTTATTTTTAAGCTGCCTGCCGATCCCGCTATTTGATTATTTTTTGAACTGATAGTTTATATTAGTCAACATGTTAGGCGGGAGTGGTGGGAACGGCAGGCAGTTTAAAATCAATTGTAAAGAGTTTCATCTTTTACGCCTCGTTCGTACTGATCTTTCCAGTAGAATCTTCGTAATATTTCTTAACAGAAGTAGGTACTCCTGTCCGATAAAGGCGTCTGGCAGATGCTAATCTCGTTTTCTTTATTTCAGAAATGGTAACCGCATTACTTTGGTTACCTCCTAATACATGGAAGGTATCTTCGCTTTCAGCGATATAGAGACCTACATGGTGGCCACCTTCGCGTTTGAAGATAAGTACATCTCCGAGCATCTCCTCACCTCTTTTTACAGGATCTCCGTAACCTATAAACCAGGCAGCTCTTAAATAGTTAAAAGCATCTCCTTTGAGATCAGGAAAAGGTTTATTAGTGATCTTGAATAAGAAAGACATGAATAAACCACACCAGCTAGTATCATCGTTTTTGTAAATTTCTCCGATACCTAATTGCTGAGCCATATTAAGAATAATAGGATTACTTTTAGCACCGGGAATTTCTTTAATCCCTAAATACTGTAAAGCAGTAGCAACTAATTTAGGCAAGGGGCCTACATTGTCTAAAAATTTGTAGTTCATTTTAAAATTAAATTATAGGTTAAATGGAATCCAATTTTGTTAGCTATCCAATACGAAACACCTTCTATTACATAGTAGTACCACTTTTGACCTTTTGAATAAGGATGTAATACTAAACCCACGACAGTAAAAGCATTCTTACCACCTTTCATTGCATGCCATCCGTCAGTTCCAGTTACAAACCATCTACCCATAAAAGTTAATCCTTGTCTGGGATCACGGTTTTTATACTTATTCATCCAACTAATATCAGGTTGCCAGAATTGACTGTTACCATCATAATGAAATTGGAGATAATCCATAGTACCTTCAAATGCTCCAGCAACAGCAAAGGAAACAGCAGAAGGAATATGGTCTTTGAGTTTAATAGATTGCCCCGTTACATTCAAGTAACTAAGGGCAATCATAATAACTACTATCAGTAGGCGTTTCATAGGGATATTACTTGATCAAAGTCTTATTGAATAATTCAGACAATGAAGATTTGTAAGTTTCATACACTTGCGGAGATACGTCCACCGAATTAGATACGAATAGAGAAGAATACGCAGCGAACCAGCAGGCTATAGCGAATCCAAGCAATACAAAAAGAATTGCATCGGCTCCTTTAGGATCCATTTCAAATGTTTCCATTGCCATTAAGGTTATAAATACTGCAGCTAAAACAATAAGGATAAGGCTTATATTATGCCAAACCTTATTATCAGCTTTAGCTTTCTCCCAGGCTAAAGCCGGAGAGATTTCTACAGTATAAAGAGCAGGAGAACCTGCTACGTAACCGCCGTTTTCAGTAGGGGTTTGTTCAACAGCAGAATGGTAGGTTACCCTGAACTCTTTCTGGCTTTTTACATACCAGGTAAACATCTGGAATACGAAATAGATTATCGCAGTAGCGATGGCAAATACTTTCCAGTTAAATTCTTTAGCTTGTTTCATGATTTTGCTTTTTTTATTATTGTATAGTTTTTAGAGAAATGTTTGATCAATTCAAATAGTAATATAGATCCAATAATTAGGCTAACAACCATTGTTAAACCTAGCCCACTAGTTTTTACAGATTTAGAAGAATCTAAATCAGAAGAAGATTCTCTAGTAGAGTCTTTTTGCTGAGAAAGCAATTTGAGTATGTTGTAATAGAAAGTACTATCAACAGATTGCTTTTCTGTATCACGTGTCCCTTTTCCGCCTTCGTAGATAATTGGCTGTGGATAAAAATTATTAACAGTAGTATCACGTCCAGGGATTATCACTTTCCACCATTCGAAGTCCTCTTTAGTACGTTCTCCTGTTTTTTTAACTCCACCACCTCCAGAAGAATCTTTACTATCTATCACTGAAGTTTTAACAGATGCACTATCACGATCATGTTTGCTGAGTATTTTTAAAGACTTACACCCAGCAAAAGATATTACTATAAGTGCCATAAGCACGGCAAGTAATATGAATAAAGCTATAAAGGGTTTATTTTTCATTGTTGGTTAGGTTTTTGGGGAAATTTATCCCTATCCATACCCAGTAATTTTGCTATCATATCACTTTTAGACATAAGAGCTTCTATTACTTTATCAAGGAATAATGCACAGATAAATCCTACTCCTATCATTATTAAGGGTTCTGATAAATCAAATACCCGGAATAATATAAACATAACAATAAGAGTAGCAATTACCCGTTTAGTATTATCCCAGAATAAGAAAGTCCACGAGAATCTTTCAGGCGTATTAGGACTTGCGGGATTACGTTTTTTAGATGAATGATAGAGGCTTAAGATAATAGCTAATCCAGAAAAAAAGAATCCAGCTACATAATAGCCACCAGATTTACCGCCGAGAATAATATTAACGGCTTCAATGATTGTGTTATTCATACTTGTATTAATTTTCTTTGTCCATCTTCTTCTCCAGCGTTACCTTTATCTCATTAACACTATTCTGGAGATTATCTATCTTTCTTATGATACTATCATCTTGCTTTTCAACTGCCTTTAACCTTAACTCTAATTCTTTTAACTTAAGGTTAATATTCATATAGATTGTAAAGCCTACTCCTACTAAAGCCATTCCTTGAGCTATTAGGAAAAACCAAGCATTCTGATTCATAAAAAATAATTATTCTAAGTTTTAGTTAAAATCTTTGATTCACCTTGTAATAATCTTCCCAAGCCTTTTTAAATTCAATAGGATACCTTATCGTTCCATCGGGTTCAATCAAATCTAATACTTTTTTCATCAGATCCATTTGCTTTTCTTCATTTCTGATAAATTGGATAAAAGCATCGAAGCAAGATTGGTAATATCCTGAACGAAATTGGGAATACTTAGTAACAATGAATTTACCATTTAATTTTCCTGCAGGAGAATAACGGTATATCTTTATGCTATCGTCTATTGCGATAGAAAAAGACTGAGATTTAGAACTAAAAGAAAATAAGACAAAGAATATTAATATCAAATATTTCATAACACCTGTATTACATTTTTAATAGGTTTTTTCTTTGCATCTAATGCCCCTACAAAATCCGGTTTAACTACCCATTTAGGTTCTTTATCGTAAACTTTGAAACCGCGATAAAGGGCGTACCCTTTTACTAATCGCAGGTGACCTTTTCCTTTTTTCCTTTCAAACGTGATATTAGCAGGTACAGTATCAGTAATATCTACTAAATAGACAGGAACAAATACTGTATCTTTAGCAGCTTTAACTGTAGTATCTTTAATAGGCGGTACAATACCTTTATTAGGCAATTGACCGAAGACATTAACAGATACAAAGATTGCAACGAGAATGAAGATTTGCTTTTTCATGTTTTTTTGTTTTTAATATTAATTGAGGACTTTTTGCTTTAGTAAATACAATATCGAGGGTTTTTCAGAGAATAAGCTGTAGTTCCATCATTAGCAGCTGAAATGTATTGAGTTAATACTGAGGTATTAGCTTCTTCCATTAATTGAATATTTGTCCAATAAGTTCCACGCTTATACTGGAAATATATATTACCAAATACATCTCTAAATAAACAGAATAAATCTCCATTAACTGCAGGTATACCTGAATCAGTTGCTCCTAATTGGTTATAATTATACCAGTAATATCCAGCATATACAAATACAACAAATTTAGCCGTAGAATAATAAGAAGTAGCAAGACTTGAGTTTGCATCCCAACAGAGAGCGAAGTGATCAGTATTACTTGTAGACTGGTATTCAGATTGGAATCTAGCACTATCTGTTACTGTTATAGTTTGAACTACCTTTGCATTCCCATCAGAAGACAAAGTAGGAAAAATAACATAGGTTTCAGGAGGATCTTCTGTAAGATTTACTACTGAAGTTAAAGTTATAGGCGTAGGACAAGAAGGAGCTGTAATAGGTTTTACAATTCCTAAAAACTGTTTTTGTCCAAAAGAAACTAATCCTAAACAAATAAATACTATAGTTAATAACTTTCTCATCATTTATCAGTTGTATAATCTGCTACTACCATTAAATAATCAGTATCAATAGTTCTTGCTGTAGTACCTACTGACTTTATCATACCCCATCCAAATCCTGTTTCACGGCCTGCAGTAGTTGGGATATTAGTAGTATGGTTTCCTACATTTGTATTATTAATAAAGAAATCTACACGGTTACCTGCAGCATTAACTTCTACTCTAAGTTTAACCCATGAAGCATTAGCTACAGCTGTAGTAGTTGTAGTAAACGTTCTTGTTGAGTTATTTACTGTAACTAATTGCCAGTTTGCAGAAGCTGTTGATCCAGTACTAACTCCTCCTTCATCGTATAATAGATACGCACCATCAACCTGATTGGCTGCAGTATAGGTATCAAAAAATCCAAATAAAGCTTGGTATCTTTCTGTACTAGTAGAAAGAGTTGCTATATTTACATATTGTTCATAAACCCATGTACCACCTCCTAATCTTACACTAGAACCTGCAGAGTTTACATAACTTCTACCAGTAGCTGTTGTTCCTGTTGTAGTTCTTACTATACCTACTCTATTTGAAGCATCAGTAGCTTGAGTTGAAGTTGCTGCACCAGTACCACTATTAGTAGCCATAACTTCTGCTCCAGGTGAAGTAGTAGTTACTGTATTAATAAATTCGTTGAAATAATCATAAGCACTTGTTCTCCTGAATGTACGATTATATATATGCAACAGATCATCTACTTTAATCTTTTTATTTGTTGCTTCTGTAGCATCGTATAAGGGTATAAAATCATTTAAGACAGCCGTATCTTGTGAAGCCCCAGATATATCTAATTTAGAAAGAGCCATTAAGGCTTTATTTTCCCATTCAGAAGTAGTTCCATTGTATTCTAAGTGATGACCAGTTGCTGGGGATGTTAAATTTAATACTGCTGCAGTTACTTCTTCAGGTACACCTGATCCTGCAGTAGTACGACCAATTACTTTACCGCTAGCTATATTCTGCAATTTAGCAAGAGTAACTACCGCATCATCAATTGTCATAGTAGTACCTGATCCACCTACTGTTATGTGGCCATAATCTCCATCACTTAATCCAGATCCTGAAACTGTTAAATTTCCACTTCCTAATATAGAAGAACCATTTATAGTTTTTATATTAGTTCCACTGACTAACAAATCTTGTTTAGCAGCGAGTGAAGAAGTTACCCCATCAAAACGTGAAGTATGATTTGTTAAAGAATCTAAAAATCTACTAACTGTGGGATATAATCCTGCGTGGTTACCCCATCCAAATGCTGTATTCCAGTTACTAGAATTATTAGTTGTACTAAACCAAGAAGAAGCAGAGTAAACAGGGTCAGTTTCAGAAGTTAAAAAAGTAGGATGGCCTGTAATATCTGCCCAATCCCACGTTTTAGTTGTAGTATCAGTAATATTAAGCTTAGCTGCAAGAGCTGATGTTACTGCATCGAAACGTGAAGTATGATTTGTTAAGGAATCTAAAAATCTACTAACTGTAGGATAAAGTCCTGCATGGTTTCCCCATCCAAATGCAGTATTCCAGTTACTAGAATTGTTAGTTGTACTAAACCATGAAGAAGCTGAATAAACAGGATCAGTTTCAGATGATAAGAAAGTAGGATGTCCTGTAATATCTGCCCAATCCCACGTTTTAGTTGTAGTATCAGTAATATTAAGCTTAGTTGCAAGAGCAGATGTTACTGCATCGAAACGTGAAGTATGATTTGTCAAAGAGTCTAAAAATCTACTTACTGTAGGATATAATCCTGCATGGTTTCCCCATCCGAATGCTGTATTCCAGTTACTAGAATTATCTGTTATAGAAGTTCCCCATGCTGATCCGGTTGAAACTGCTATTCCAGCTCCAGGATAAACCATTGATCCACCTCCACCTCCACCACCATATAACCCAGTTGTATCAGCAGCATAAACGTCTCCTACTGCATCTATCATGAGAAATTTAGCTTTAGTACCAGTAGGTAAACTAGTAAGTCTTAATCCGCCTTGACTCCATAAGTTATTACTAGAACCCATATTAGCAATTGTAGTATCAGTTCCTATTATCAAGCGATTGAAAGCAGAATAAGTTTCAGTGCTACCATTTTGTAATACACCCCACAGTCTTCTAGTAAAACCAGTTTGCATTGGTGATATATGAAGACCTACCATTGTTTGAATTACTTGACCATTATCAGTACCTCCTGTAAGAGCTACTGCATAGTGATTAAGCCATTCTATAATAGAGGTAGTTTTTCTAGTAGCTTTTATGAAAGATACATAGTTACTTATTGTACCATAATTATTTACGTACTGGCTAGCATTGGGTGCTAAATCTATTCTAGCCATATTATTTATCATACCATAAAGAGAACCTGCTCCAAATGTTATATTTACAGAATCTTCTCTACCTCCTATATTCAAAACATTATAGACGTTTGCATTAGGAAAATCCATTGCTCCATTAACTGTATAGGATCCTTTAGGCAAATACCATCGGGTAGTAAAGGAATTAGATTGTTCAGGTTGATAAATGTTAGAGCCTAAATATGATCCAGTAAATTGGTCTAAAGGTTCAAATGATTTATATGTACGTAACATGTATCCTCTAGCCATTTTATAGCTGCTATCCATAAAACTAGCTATATAAATTCCTGTACGAGATAGATTACCATTAGTTGCAGTAGTATCAAAAATATCAGGTACATAAAGTGAAATTATTTTGTCTCCGAATAGAATCCTTGTTTTACCATTTTTTCTTGATAACATTTTACTATAGTAAAACTCTAAACTATCGGTATTTATTTTTCCTTTAGCCCTTATGTTCTGTATAACCATTTTAGCACTGTCCGCGTTATAATATAAAGAATCAGTATCTCTAAAACGACTATCATTACCAATATAAGGTATACGAAATGGACTAAGGGTTTTTACTTTAAGATCCCCCTCAACTCTTAAATCTCTACCAACTGTAACATCATTTTTTACTCCGATACTGGATTTTATTGCTATAGCAGGGTCTTCTAATACATAAGAACTTACTCTTGAGTCGTAAGCATTTGTGTAACTAGAATAAACCTTAGCATCAACAGTTCCTTTAGTGGGGTGAAATTGTAATCTAAGAAAATAACCATCTCCCCAATCTACATCATCTTGATAGTTTATGAATATTTGGTTTACAAGATTACCATGATCACCTACTCCTACTATACGGGCCATTAATCCTCTATTAGCATGTATATTAGGTATAAGGAAGTGGCCTGAAAATACCCACTTAATATTAGGTCTGCTTCTTATAAGTTTTTCCCATATTTCTTTACCAGAATTATCAGCTCCCATACCATAAGTATTACCACTATATACAGATGTATCAGTAGCTAATTCTCCTAACTGAGAAATATATGCATGAGTAACAACCATTACCTCAACAGTAGGGTCTGCATTATAAATAGAATCAATGAGATTACCTGCCCAGGTTAATACAACATCACGAGGTATAAACTCAAGACCTACTGCTACATATTTACGATCACCTGCTGTAAAATGAATCCAGTAATTTTCATTGGATACTCCGTAATGTCCACCATACCAAGGTTTACCTGAAAAATGAGATACGCCTAAATAGTTGTTGTACATTGTAGAATCCCTTGTAGAAGGGTTAAAAGCATTTCCATAATCATGGTTACCAGGCGGCATGATATAAGGTAAACTTGTAGGAGTAATAAGACTAAGCTGGTTAGTTAAGGTATCCCATTCTTTAGTAGTATTAAGGTTAGTAATATCTCCTACTTGTATCAAGGCTTTTACATTTCTAGCAGCCATTGAATCTTTTAACCATTGAAACATCGATCTTGAATAAAAAGATCTGAATCCAATCATGTTTTGAATATCGGGAAATATAATTATTTCATAGTCTGCACTATCGTAAGGATCAGACATAAGACTACGCGTTTTAGCGGTATCTTTTATCCTTACATTTCCATTAGCTTCAATACGTAATCTTTCTAAGCTATTTGTTTTAGCTATAAAATCCTTATTATCAATAGTACCTATAAAATCAGTACCAGGAATAGTTCCGCCATTACCGCCACGTTTCCAAACTGAATTACTGTCAGCCTTAGAGTTAATTCTGTTAGAAAGGTTAGTAGTATCTATAGGACTACCGCCAGGTACTACACCTATCCAATTACCTAATAAATCCCATTTCTTTCCGCCAGCTGTGATTTTAATACCTACGTACCACAAAGAGTCTTGTGGACGTACTACTACTTGTCCTATTCTTGAAGGTACAAATATGGTATCAATAAAAGGAGGTAACAGCCTTTTATTCACTGTTAAATTATCTACCCTTGAGTTTATATCTTGTGAATACAAATCAGCAATGGATAAGATAAGAATTAAGCTTAAGAGAATTTTTTTCATAGATATTACGCCTGTTTTACATATTTACGAAACAATACTATTGCAGTGTTAGCTGTTATACCGCTAAAATACAACCTTTTTGTTACATTTGAAAATAAATTTATTGCATAGACAGCACCAGTCGAAGATAATACTTCGGTTTCTAAATAATATTCCTCTCCACCAGCTGTACTTCCTATTTTAAGGTTTATATCAGAAGTAGGTTGGACTACTAAATTTTCCAATAAATAATATTGAGGTAAGTCATAAAACCCATCTGCTGACAAAACAATTCTATCTGTATAAGCCATTGTAGAGCCAAACAGATAAGGCAAAGTATTCCAAGGAGTAGTACCGTCTCCTAATTTTAGGAGTTTAGTATCGGTTTCTAATCCGAACTCACCGCTCGCTAATGTTGGATTTACTGTAGTCCATTCAGCAGCTAAGTCTCTTCGTATTTGAATAATATCAGCCATTAGCGTTACCTCCGTTTATTGTTTGTGATGGTAAATATATTGCAGCAGCATAACCTCCATCTACTTTTAAAAATGTTTCTACTGAATCGTCAATTATTTCAGGAATCTTATCTGACTCTTTACCAGTAGTACTAGAAGAAGAACTAACTACTATATCTGATATTAAGACTAAAGCTCTTACATACCCTATATCATATTTAGAGTTAGAAAAATCTGGATATATATTATTGTTAGCCATTTATTACAGGAGTCCATTTTTTTAATAAAACTCTTGAAGATTCATTTTTAAGAGGTTCATAATCTATCTGAACTATTTCCCACTTTTGTCCTCTACAGATTATAAATTCTCTGTGAAGTATATTAGCTACATCGTTGTTATTAAGCTTAAACCATGTATCGTAATATTCTCCATTAGCCATTATGTTTAATCTTTGTAAGAAAAATCTCCTAAGTAATCCTTTGCCTTTTACATTACCTATCATCTCATCACAATAAGATAATATAGGATCATTCTCGCCTCCTGCTTTATAATTTACTGCAAACATGAAAGGATAAGGGTGAAAATCTTCTCCATCGAATATCCATTTGTAGTTTGTAGTAGTACCTTTATAATAAACTGATTTAGGTAAAAAAGTATTCTGCGCTTCGTTGTTAGATAAGTTAGAAACATTTTCAGGAGCCATTATGATCATTTGAGGTGGCTCTAATAAATCTAAAGCCCACTGATGTACTTCATAATGCATAGTAGGGGCAAAGAACCGGTTTTCTATTGGTTTTTGACCTACTAAAAATCTGTTAGGTAATACATACTTAGCCTGTCCTACTCTTATGTTATTCCTATCTTGAGTCTTTTTCAATGTTCCATCATTGCTATCATCTTTATAACCAAATAATAATTCCCTTTCAGAATCTGAAAAATAATAAAGGACTGATTTTTTGGATATATCCTGTTTTCTAGACCAGTCTAAATATTTACCATTAAAATATCCTCCAGATGTTAATGATAAATCATTAGTAAGGGAGTAAGGATGAGTAGGTTCTATATACACAGTCTTTATAGAATTATCAGTCTGTATAGTTAAATCGAACTCATCTACTACACCTCTAAAGTAGTCTAAGAATTTGTAGTTTTTTAAGGATAATAGGTTTTCAAAATTTACTGTTCCACCTATAGGAGTTTTGAAATAATCTATTTCTATAGAATCAACAGAACATGAAAATTTAACTTGACCTAATCCACTTTTAAAAGTATGCAAATAGAGCTTAGCTGTTATAATATCTCCTTGGTTAACTATTATAGGAAACCAGTCTTCTACTAAGCCTACAAAAGTTCTTTGTCCTATATCTGGAGCATTTAATTCCATTAACTTGGTACCATTACCATTATCATCCCCATTTTGAATTCTGGTTCCATTCTTAAACCATTGTACACGTAATTCTGTATCACTATTTCCAGATACTTTAGCGTTGACAAATACGCTTATATGGAACATTGCTTGCAATAATCCAAAGTTATATTGAGGAGCTGTAAGATATGTCCACCTCATTAAAGGATTAGCATAATCATATACTCCGCTATTATCGTAAGCTCCATTTTGATAATCATTAGTTGCTTTGACATCTATAAACCCTGTAAAAGATACATTATTCTTAACTATAGTTTCAGTACTTTTAGCTAAGAATTTTAATACCTCTAATTTAGTACCATCAGAATCTAAAAAGCTTCCCCACGTCCACGGCATTACTTGACGTCTAAAATAACTAGAATCAAAAAAGTCTGATTTTATTTTATATCCTAAACTCTTAAAAGCCCAATAAATTATCCAGTATTTACTCAAAGCAGGTTTCATGTATTCTGGAATCATGTTATAATCTTCTATAGTGTTTCCATCTACTAAAGATATAAAAGGTTCCATTGCCTGACCGTATCTTACAGGTGCAAACACATAAGGTATAGATTCGTTAGTACCATTATAAGCCCAACTATCTATAATATGTTGCTTAGTAAAGACAAAATTTATGTGTTTGAGTAAATCATAGAGTTTAGTTTCTTTCAGATCGATTACCCAATCACTATTATTACCATAAAAGTCATATTCATAATTTAATGGCCGATCTGTATGAGAAGCTTCTTTAAGAAAAGCTTTACCTATAAGTAATTCTACGCCATTGTGTATAATCTTAGCTTGTTTTAAGTTTTGGTGTATTTGACCAGTTGTTAAGTCTTCTACACCAGGATTGTGGAAAGTATTAGAAATCCTGTCATTTTTAGGTGTAGCAGGTAAAGTAATACTTAAGGCTTCACTACCTCTTTTAGTAGTGAAATCTTTATCATCTTCAAGCTTATAGTTAATAGACAATGGTATATCTTCTGTTAAAGGAAGATCTACTTGATCATTGTCAATTATTATTTGCAAATATTTACCCACGAGTTAATAGTTTTTCATGAGAAAGAGAAAAATCAACTGTTATGGTATAACTGTATCTTTCTGTATCTTTCCTTATGTTTATTTTGCTATCTAAAATTATGATAGGGATATAATCATCAGCTTGACTCTGTATACCTACCCATTCAATCCAGGCAAATGGCGTATCTTTAAACTCGCTTAACCAATCTAATTCTTCTTCCTGGAATTCAGCCGAAATCTGATAAAAATTATTAGAACGGATATTAAATCTGTTTATACCGTGTGTATTTTTAACTAAAGGATTAGAAGTAGGTATTTGGTAGTTATCAGATTTAGTATCTTTATCAATATTTACTACTTTGAAAACTAATGAATCAATAGTGCCTAAATAATTTACAAAATGTAAATAAACATCATCAGGACATACCTTAACTACTTTATTTGTAACAGTAGAAGCTATAACAACACTGGAATCATTTAACAATTCTATTCTGTAAGAATCTACTTTCGTAAAATCTAAAGAAGGGAATCTTGACGCAAGGTTTTTAGGCCCATTTGGTATATAAAGTATATCAGGCATTTTATAAGTATATTTCTATAGCTACAGAGTTAACAATATCAACATTTAAAAAGGCAATATGCACTCCAGATACTATACCTGTATAGGTATTACCGTTAGAAGTAAGAGTAGCTGAACCAGCAACAAGACCGGATGCCCAGAACTGAATATCAACTCCTGTAAAGTTAGGACAATAAAAAGTTTTAGTTTCTCCTACTGCTAAAGCTACGGAATTTATTAAAAATTGAGTAGGACTAGTTGTCTTAAGCAGTATCATTGCAGAAGAAGATAATCCTGTATTGTTATGCAGAGTACTGTTATCTGAAATAACAATAGTTTTTACTTCAATAGTATCTGAAAAATTATAAGGTGAAACAGAACAGTTAGTAACAGAAATATCTACTAATACTGAAGGAGTTATATCAGCAAATAATGGAGTACCTGTAAATCTTATTTTATCAGCTATAATAGCAATAGTCATCCAACTAGGTTTGCTATTTACAACTAAATCAAAAGGCTGAGAACCAGTTAAAGATATTTCATAGAAGTATGCAGTATTAACAGTTGCATCAGGTAAAGCAGGAGAACCTACTACTCCTGTAGGTGTACAAGAAGGTATTGTTACTCCATATCCTTCAAAACTAGCTGAAGTAGTAGGATTACAAGCTCCATATACTATGAATCTAAAATCCATTAATCCTAAAGGTAATATCCACGTATGTCCTGATGCTAATCCAGCCATGTGTCCTGGAATCCATGTTCCAGTACCATTAGGTTTATACTGAATTTCTATATTAGTTAATAAGGGATCAGGTGTACTCCATCCAAATGTAAAAGTTTGAGTAGTATCAGCATTATCTACACTAGATATAGTAATACCTGTAATTATAGGACAGCTAGGAAATACTGTACAATCAGTTACAAGTCCAGTACCTCCTGAACTTAAAGTATAGTATAACTTAAGGCAAGAAGGGACTAAATTAGAATTGTTTAATATAGGAAAAAAGTCACTGCTAGCGACCTTGTAATTATTTTTTCTATGCGTTAAGGGATAAGCATTGGCATGCCATGTATTCTGTTTGAAAGAAGATAGATGGGTTAACAGATTTTGATTATCCTCATGCTGTAAAGTAGAGTTAAGGATATAGAAAGTATTAGACTTAATACCATCTCCAGATTGTGCGGGAGTACCACCAGTAGCTTGAATAGGTATATTCCCTTCTATATCGATTAATCCTTCTGAATTTACTGATGATCCTCTTATTTTACAGTAACAATTTGACATTATTCCACTAGCAGGTAAGATAGTCGAATTACCATTAGATGGTAGATATTTAGTAAGATATTCTTGAGCTGCATCTTGGATATCAAATATGATTTCTAAACTCGATATAGTACTTGATATAGTTTTATAGAATATGTTATTGAAATAGACATCACAAAATACTATAGGCATTAAATTAGGCAATAATGCTTTAAGATTGATAGGTCTATAAGCTACATGAAAACTATCAGCAGAAGGTTGTATGGGTATTGAGATTGGCATTAGATTGTTTCGCTTTTAGTTTTAGAATAATGCTCATTTATAGAAAAATCAAGTGTATTAAGCATGTAACTATCTAAAGCATTTTCATTCTTCTCAAATGCTCTTTCTATAAAGTGCTGACGTTCGCCTGTACTTGAAAATCTTTTAGAAGCTTCTGTACTCATGCCTTCTTGTTTCCACTTGTAAAAAGTTGCTACAGCAGCTCTTTCTGCTTCTTTAGGGCCTAAACCTCTTAATATGAAATATTTTATAAGCCCAGGAATTACGTTAGAATTAACATCTTGAGGTTTTATACCTTCATTTAAGGTTTTAGCATACTTGACAGCAAAACCTGATAAGATGTCGTGTCTTCCGTTTTTAGTTATTTTACCATTGAGAGAATTTTCTAATGTACCTGTAAGATTATGTCCTTGAGCAGAGTGTTCAATTCGGATAGCTTCGTTTATTAAACGCTGCGCACCAAAATAAATATCTGTTATATTGATCATAAACTTTTTAAGGTATTATTCTCTCTTTCTAAATCTATTAAAACAGATTGTAATTGCTTAAAGTTTTTAAGTACCCGATCGTAACAAGCATTGCAAGTTAGTTCTAAATCCGGTTCTATAAAATATTTCCAGAGTTTAGCTAAATAATCCATTTCAGGATTTCCTTGAATACCTACTGCTTTAGTTATGTAGTTATTTTCAAGGATGAATGTCCTTTCTTCATCAGGGATTAAAATTGCTAATTCTCTCATTTTTTCAGTGTTAATTTTAAGGCACCTGCCGGTTCCGCTATTTTCGTAAAAATTAAGCTAGCCGTTTGTATTAATGTAACATTCAGGCGGGGCTCACGGAACCGGCAGGCGGCTTAAAATTCGTTTTATCGTCGATTAGATTTATTTTGAAATGTTCGGCTACTTTACGAGCTACTCTCTGCTCCTTAAAGTGAGGAAATTTCCTCCTTATCTTAGCTGCGTAAAGTTTTATAGCTAATACCTTTTCTGCAGGTAATTCAGACATGTCTTTTACAAAAGGAACTTCCATATTATGAAGGTACATTTTGAGTTATTATAATTATTTTAGAATCCGCAGGTATACCAGTGAAATATATAGAAGAAGGTGAAGATGCTAAGAGATTAATATCAAATATGCCTCCTTGAATAGGGGCTATTTCAGTAGTATTAAAATACTCATTACCATTTAAGGTACTACCTATTTTTATAGAAGCAGATGATCCAGGTAATACAATGATTTTGTCGATAAGATAATTACCAGGAATAACATTGTATACCCAATCAGATGATACTTCATGCACCTTACTGGTATATCCTACATTAAGATCACCTATATAATCAGTATAATCTGGTATATCACATCCTATATAAAGATCGAAATCGAAAGCAAGACGTACTCCAGATACTCTATCTGTGCCAATAGATGAAATAGGTACAATTAAAGTCTGGTTATTTGGTATACGGAAAAGAGAATTTATAGTGGAACGTTGCAAGATGCTTAAAGCTCTTACAAAGTTTACAGCGGCTATTTTCATGTTCTGCCACTCTTGCGGTACAGATTGTGTACTTGTTTTAGTTTTAAGATTAGGGGATTTAACAGTTCTATTGGTATAGAAAGTAGTATCAACAAAAAACATTATGATCCTTAATCTTTCCCATTCTCCAGCTTTTCCGCTTATTTCCACTGTGCTGTGAGGAGGAGCCATTACACATAATGGATATACTTTGGCTTCTCCTAAATCAGTTAAAACCTCTCCAAGAATATCCGAATTGATCTCCTGGGCTCCATATCGATAGGCTATATTAAATCGGCCTTGAATGATAGGTGAGTCAAATAAGACAGACTTGAAGAGGTTTCCTATAAAAGTATATCCGTTCATTGTTATTCTTTAACCGGTGTCATTTGTAACACAGGGGCTTTTTTCTGCTGTTTATCAATGATATCCTTGATAAGGTTTTCTCGCGTTTCAGCTGTCTGTTTATTCCATTCAGCAGATAACTCTTCTACTTCAGCCATGAAAGCAACATAAGCATCTATATTGGCGAAGTTTAAATCATTGCAGGATTTTGCTTCGAGAAGATTGTTAACGATAGCAAAATTATAACAGGATAAGTCGAGTTTAGCTCTTACGGCTATAACTATCACTGACATTTCCATTGAGGTTAATCCCATTGATAAAGGTGATGCATAGTGTAAAGCTTCGAGAGCTGTATTATACCATTGCCCTGATGGATGTTTACCAAAAGGCATATCCATTAAAAGGGTTTTCAGTTGCTCGTTAAACTGTTGTTCTACATTTTGGGGATTCATGTTTACTGATTTTTATTGTTTTCTAAATCGAGGTTTTGGCTTTCATTAAAGAGCTTATCTTCACTAGCATAAATTAGTACATCGAAACAGGGCGATAAACGTGCACAGTCTAAAGAGTTTAATCCTTTGTTCGGTATATCAAAAACTTTAGTTATGGCTATTGCTTTCAAGAAATTTATCCAACCAAATTGTTCAAAGTGCCTTTTTATATTTTCTCCTGTATGTTTAAGTCTGGACGGTGAAAAGACAGGGAAGTTTTTATGAACGTATTCAGAGAATTGCTCAAAAAAAAACCTACCTGAATGGCTATATCTAATGGAACAGTTTCCATGAGTTTTAATCGATCACTATCCTCATATAAAAAAGATTCCTGATATTCTTCTCCTTCTTTACGGAGGAATATAGCACATAAAGGTATTAAGCATTCCCACTTATTCTTTGATAGCCCTAATAAATCCTGGATTATCTGCTTAGAATCTATAAACTCACCAAAAGTCATCTTATGACCATTCTTTAATTCAGGGACATGGAGATGCCACTTACTATCAATCCATTCAAATTCATACTTTGGAGTGATATTTTCCTCTTCGAGTAATAAAGATAAATTGGGATAATACAAATTGGCTATCTGATCTAAACTTTGGGATTCTTTTAAGGCATCAACCGTTGTATTGAGAAAAAAGGCTACAGTCCTAACCATACGTTCTATTTGGAACTGGGTTAGTTCTATTTCCTTTTCATCAGGATCCTCAATTTCTAAAATAGACTTAAGCATCGCATCAAGTTGATCGCCGTATTGGGCTTGAAACTCTATGCGCTGCTTAAGTGTAATTTCAGATAAAGAAGAGGGGATAACTACTGTTTCCCCATTAAGTTGTACTCTCATTTGAATTCTTCTGCGGCTTCATTATTTTCATCTTCACCGGATAATTTGATCTGGGCTGCTTTAACTTTAGCCGCTTCTTCATCATTGGCTAAAAAAGCGCTCCGAATATCCGCAATGAATTGTTCATCGATATTACCAGTTTTGTAATTCTCAAGACCGGCTTTTTTAGCTACCCCGCGGATTACCAGTTTGTCGGAATCCATAGAATAAGCTTCGATGATACTGGCAGGAGTGGCATCTGTCTCTTTGATATAATCAGAAAGCTTTTCAACCTTTTCCAGGAACAACTTGATTTCAAGTTCTTTAGGTGTAAGGTCTTCAGTTTTTATTACTTCAGGGCGTTTAATGTCTTCGCCCATGAATCTTGTTACCGGTTCAAGGTTGCCGGAAAGGGAGGAATTAGAGGAGATACCCATACCAGCAATGAAGCTGATATTGTTAGCGAGGTTAGTCAGAGTAGTACTGACTTTAATACTCAACGGGCCGCTATTAGCCTCAGCGAGTAAAGTGAGAGATTGATCTTTGCAGTCAGTAATTAATTTTACTACTTCTGCTAAAATTTCGTTTGAGGTTCTCATAACAAAAGATGTGTTAATTAAATACGAATATACGATATAGGTATGACAAATAAAAATTTATTTTAAGCATAGTAAAAAACCCCGTCTGACTGACGGGGCTTTTCCTTTATTTAGTCCATATAGTCCTTAGACTTTGTCCGGTAAATGGAACGTTGTAGATTTATATGTTTTACACGATCGGGTCTCAGCCGGGGTCATAAGATTATAGGTATTTGCCACTTTGGGCACTTCCAGGCGAGTAATTACCGGTACATTCAATTCCAGGCAGTCATTTGCTCCAGCGGCGATACAGGTATATTCCAGCGGATAGCTCTCCAGCAGGAAGACTTCAGCCGCGGCAGGGACAGGGGCCTGGTTCAGGATCACATTTTCGAAATTATTCAGGTTACATTTTTTTTCGGCTTTAGCGTACACGGCGCCTACATCCTTGTCGAGGGGCTGGGCGTGTACGTTAACCGAGGGCACCGACAGAAGGGCACCGAGAAGCAGGAATACTGCGATTCTTTTCTTCATGGTAAACATGTTTTGAGGTTTAGAATAAAATTTCAACGAAAAGGAATATAAAAATAGAACATTGATATGACAATTAAAAATAAATTTATTAACATCTGGTAAGCTATACAGCTTCTAACATACTATCATCGTACCCTAAATCTTCAGTCATGTTATCAGAAACATATATACCTTTATTTTTTCTGAAACCTGTATAAGAACCGTAACGACCTGCATCCATTGCATCATCCTTAAACTTAACAGGTTCTTCTAACGTTATACCATCTTTAACCTTAAATTTATAGGATCGTAATTCACTTACAGTTCCAGTACTATTCTTAGTAACATATAAGCCATTACGTTTTACAAAGTCAATGCCATTCTTAATATCTTTGTCAGCTTTGTGAATGTTGTAACCAACTCTTTTTAAATCCTCAATCTTGTCAGGTGCCGCATGGTCAGCATAAATAGGTTTTTTGCCTATATTAAATTCCTTCATCATTTCAATAAGATCGCCTATAGTAATTTCAGACTGATATATAAGCTCATTCCAAGCTAACTTGCCTTTCTCTTTACCTTTAGCTTTCTCATGGCCTATCTCCATAAGCACTGTCTTGTGATTAAATCCGAAGTCTAATCCGTAAGCGCGTTCAAAGTGATAAGGTATCTCGTCGATGATAGTGTATTTAGGATAGATAAGGCCGTGGATTTGACCTGTCATACCACGTGCATATACTTTCCATAATTCTGGATCCTCAATACCTTCAATCTCATCGTGCTGACTTTGTAGCAAGAAACGATTATGACGATGGTCTGATATAAACAGTGCGCAATCGTCTCTGCCTATTAATCTTTCATGTACCCAGAACCTACTGGTTGGGTTATAGTCAATGAATTCTTTCTTAGAAGTACGTATAGATAACTGGAAGTAAATTTCATAAGGTATACCATTTGCCTCGTTCACGAACAGATAATCACGTTTACCAGATTTAGCATCCTGTTCATTATCATAAGAGTTAAACTCTATGATAGAACCGTTCTTAAACTCATATATCCGGTCAGTCTTATTATACCCTTTAGTATTCTTATAATCTCGTAATTTCGATTGTAGGTACGGAGAGCTTTCCACGATACGTGAGCAGTCTCGTATAGCTCCTTTCTTAAGGTTCGGTACGTCTTGTCCTACAACAGTGATGATAGATCCAGGTTCTTCTATCCCTATAAGGAATAATAGCTGAAGGATAGTATAAGTCTTAGCTGACGAAGTGCCGCCTTGATTTACATTCTTTTTCTTCTTAGACTCTTTATTCGCGGAAAAAAGAGGCTCACATACTTGTAAGATCATTAGGTGCTTATTTAAGGATTTCGTCTATATCCGATATATTCAAACTACTGCCCTCAATTCTTTTATTTTCCTGGATGACCTGTTCCCCGCTAGGTACGTCTTCGAACGGTAGGTCTGTTACATTCTTATTCATGATAAGGTCTGCTTCCTCATGTGCTAAAGGTATATTAGAATTAACATGGATCACTTTAAGCTCGCCGGTCAAAGGCTTACCATCTGCTCCAGTTAACTCACCGGCAAATCTTTCTTTGTATTTATGTGGAGCTCGTGCTTTAAGGAGTACAATGAGCATCGTATCGCTGTACTCGCGCACATAACCGACCATCTTGCCTCCTTGATATACTGGTTTATCTACGCCTAATACTGCACGACGATGAGCCTCGTCTTCGAGCATGCCAAGACACATTTCGTCTACTTCCTCGAATTTCTTTTTAAATTCAAGGTCATTAGCTTTCCAATGATAAAAAGTTCTACGAACCATGCCTAACAGATCGCAGGTTTTAGAGATACTACCTGTGTTAGCAAATAATTCTAAGAAGCGGGCTTTGAGCACTTCAGGGCGTACGTCTGCGAGCTTCGTATTAGCACCATTGTTTACGTGCGTGTACTTATCATAAATAGCTGCCATATTAAAAAATAGGTTTGTCACAAAAATAGCACTTAAGTTGACAACTATAATCACCTTAGTCAATATTTATTTTTTTAAAATTTCCTGCCCGTATTTTGAAAGGCCATGAGGCAGTACCCTAGACATCCAAAGTGCCAAAGTGCCCGGTGCCTCCAGCCGTTCTAATTAGGCCCCTGGGGTCAGTGCCAAGTTGTCATCCTTTTTTTGGTATGGGTGCCTGGAAGCGACACAGTGTCATAGTCTTTGGGGATTGGTCTGGGTGGCTTGCTGGCTACCAGGCTTGTTTGGTTATAAGCCTGGATCCGGGTCTGGTTCCTGGTTGCTGGTTGCTGGATGGGTCTGGATTGACTGCCAGGATGCCTGATCGGCAACCAGGGTTGGCTCCAGAACGATTCCGGAGTCCGTAGCTGGCTTGGGTTATTTGCCTGTGTGGGGGATAACCTAGAAGTTGGATTTAATTACCGCGACGAAAAACGACGTGGGTTAAAACACAAAAGGGCATTTGGGGACTCGACTTGGGCACCTGGATCGGTATCTGGGTTAAGCCTGGGTCTGGTAATGGGACTGGTATTGGTTCTGGAACCAACAAATCTTAGTTTCAGCACTGGGTTATGTTCTAGTACTGGAGGATGGTCTGGGTTAAGCCTGGATCCAGTATTGGGTTCCAGATTCGATCTTATGGATATTGTTCTGGAGTCCGTGGCTGGTTCTGGATGATGATCTGGATCGGTATCTGGGTTAAGCCTGGGTCTGGTAATGGGACTGGTATTGGTTCTGGTTATGTGTGTTTAAATTCAAATAGGGATCATGATTTGTTAACTGGAGGTGGGTATGGGTTAAGCCTGGATATCGGTAATGGGTTCCGTATTCGTTCTGGTATGCGTTGTACGAGATCGTATTAGGGACTCGTAGCTGGCTTAAATTATTTGCTGGGTATACATATTAAAAAAGTATTTGAGGGGAGCCTTGAAAAAGTGCTTGAGGATCAATCACTTATGAAACTGTGGCTTTAACATTTCCCTAACAAAATTTTAACACATTTCCTGATATATATTTAAAAATAAGTCCTATATTTACATTGTATTTAATTACAAAGTTATTTGAAAATAGGGACTTAGATTATTAACAAATTACCTGGTAAAATGTTAATAAGTTTTTCAGAAAATATTTCTTTAATTCAAAACTAAGTCCTATATTTACATTGTATTTAATTACTAAGCTCTTTGAATGATTAATAAAAACCTTGAAACCAGGGAACTTCGAACGTCAGTCGTCAAGTACTCCTAGAGTCAAGTCACCAAGTACAATCTTAGTTACCTGGTTTCAAGGTTCAAAAATATTTACTTGCAAAGCTTTAACATTTCTTTAACAAAACTTTAACACTAAATATTTTTTTAATCAACAACTGTGTTCTATATTTACATTGTATTTCTTAATTACTAAATATAAAAATTGACCTAACCATGGCAAAAACAAAAACAGCCACTCAGGCTCAAACTGAAGAAACAATCGTAACTAACAATGAAACTTCCCAGGAGAATGCACAGGAAGTATTGATCGAGGGACTTACTCCTGATCAGGTGAAAGCCAAGATCGATGAAATGAAGGCTGAGGAAAAACGCCTCAAAGCCCTTCTCAAAGGCGAAAAACCTAAAGTTGCGAAAGAAACCAAAGGGGTGATGGTAACCTTCACCAACAAAGCAGGGGAACAGATCACAGGGAAAGGCGTCCTGTACTATGTAACCCGCAGCGGAGGCAAACTGCACTACAAAGAGGCCTCTCAGGTTAAAATCCTGACTGAAGAAGAAATCGCGGCTCTGCCTGCAAATGACCTTGCAGAGTAAGATCGCAGAAACGGGTGGACGCGGGCTGAGAAGCCCGCTTAACCCGTTGAGGGACATCCTCAATAACCATAAAATAATCAACCATGAAAAAGTTACTCAACAGGTTCATCTCCTGGCTCCATTCTGACGGTTTTACTACCCTCCCCAGTCACTTCGAATTTTTCAATTAATCTCTGTTAACCTGCACCCTGACCTTACAAGTCAGGGTGCCTAATTTATCAACCATGAACATGACCCTCAGTGAGTTGTGGATAATCACCCCTGGATCAGTCCTGGGACGTGCCACAAGTCTTCAACCTTACGAAGCAAGTATCTTGATCGCCTGGAACGTACTTGGCGGACACGCCAGGTGGTTTAAGGGGACCGTCATCAACCTCAATTAAATCAACCATGACAGCACTCAACACCGATCAATTGCGGGAACAATTGAAACAGCTGCAGTCCTCAATCAAAGGGCTGGAAGAACTAAAGGCCAAATCGTCCAAATTCCCCAAAATCAGGGAAACTCCCCAAGGTTTATATATCCCAGAGAAAATGACTGGGAAGGGATTGACCCACAAACTCAGAAAACAATGAGCCCAAATCTTATTTCCATGGCATTGCCTTATGGCATTCTGACCATGATGCTCCTGGGTATGGCCCTAATGTGTTATGCCCTAATTGTATCTAATAAACCCAAAAATAATCAACCATGAACTTCCAAGAATTTGCTGCTCAGAAACAATCTGAGTTCGCCCAAAAGCCCAATGAATTTTATGCTAAGAAATTTGACCTCAATCCCCATATCCTTGACAGGAATGAAGTAGGTCATCCCAGTATGTGCGGTAAGCTTGGTGCTGCCCTGGGAAATAACTATGCGCCCCTCCTCCCTAAAACTGCCCACGTTTGTACTGAGTGCCTCAAAGTGGCTTTTGAGTTGCACCTCGCGGGAATTTAACCCAATTAGCCAACAGAGTGAAGCCCAAATGCTCAACGTATACAAGTGCACCCTCCAGTTGCATTTCGTATACGTTGCGCATTTGGGCTTCGTTTCTAGGAAATTTGCCCTTAATTCTACCCTGGTTGTTTATCTGGCTGTCCAGATTCTCCAAAGATGAATTTCTGGTGTTCCTCAATGATCATCTTCTCCATCAATGCTTGAACTGCCTTCTTACCTCCAAGATCCTCCACTATTGAAGTCTTAACCATGAGATAGACCTGCATCTTCTTATCAGGTTTAGGCAGGCTCTTACGCCCAGAATTTGCTCTTACTCCTCCGTGTGTATGTATTAGTTCCATGATTCTATTTTTTCTTTTATACGTTGTCTGATTAACCCAATATCGGCTTCTGTAGGTTCCCAATCTCCCATAAGGTGTTCAGGGATATTATCCCAGGCATCGGTGTATAACATTACATCAAATCCCCTACGTTTGCATTCAGAATAAAGCTCTCTGTACCGTTTGAGAAGATACCCAAGTTTATTATAGAAAAAGGTAACATGCCCAGTTCCCAATGTAAACTTAGTAGGAATTTTACCCAAATTTGCCTTACCTGATTTAACCACATTAGGTATGCGCTTAATTTCCCGATGCTCGGCAAGCAAATGCTTTTGATGTAATTCTTTGGGTGGTATACCCACATTGATACGTGTCATTATGGTTGATTTATGGTTTCGGATAGTACACATTCCCTACCAGTGAAAATAGGAAATATTCTTTTAACCCATAACTGCCAAATAGATCATAATACTGTTTCTGTTGATCCATTGTGCCATTAAGGCTATAAGGCAATGCTTGTGATTCCACTTCCTCCCATGTTTTTAATCCAGGATTTAACCTTAGAGTTAAAGCATTCTTGATAAGCTTCATCCACCTATAACGTAACTGTAAGGGATGACCCTTGATTTGCCCAGGTTGTACACCTGGAAAGCTATCACGCATAGATTTATAAACCTCCGCCACTGTAGTCAGTTCGCCCATTTCCAATAGGTCTATCCACTTATTGTATAAAGTATCACCCATAATCGTATCGTCAGGATACGTATCATAGATTTCCTTTATTACGATGTCTATTAAGTTTTGCATATTACAAATTTACAACCTATATTTTGATTAAAAAAATTTATTTTCAATCAGGCTAGCCATTCTGGGCCGCCTATTTTGGCTTATAATTTTTTACATACAATTCTATTATTGAATGAAATAGGCGGGAGTGGTGGGGACGGCAGGTACTCCATTTATCGCCTTTTATACATATCAATAAGTGCTTTAATTGCTTCCATCAAATCATCCTGGTTTCTCTCTTTCTTAAGTAATGATATGGCTGCCTTCTCGTCTATTGTACCCATAGCTATAAGTCTGTGTACTATAACAGGTACCTTCTGTCCTTGTCTCATTAACCTTGCAATAAACTGTTGGTAATATTCCAAATTCCAGGTTAACCCAAACCATACGATGATATGCCCACCATCCTGAAGATTTAATCCATGACCAGCTGATGCTGGGTGGGCTACTAACAATTCTATTTTACCATTATTCCAATCTTCCTCATCTTGCGGACTGTTAAGCATACGTGCATGAGGAAATCTTTTCTTAATCCGCTTAAGATCATGTTGAAAGGAATAAGCCACAAAGACACTGTTACCATTTGCTTCCTCTATTATCTCTTCTAAAGCATCCAATTTTGAGTCATGTAAAACAGTAAACTCCCGATCAGGATGGTAGATTGCCCCATTAGCAAACTGCATCAGTTTTGTATTCAGTGCTGCCGCATTCAAGGCTGTTATCTCCGTATTTGCAATCTCCATGATACAGTCTTCTTGAAACTTATCATACTGTTGCTGTACGTGTTTATCCAGAACAATCTGAATATCATTCTCAATCAGCTTGGGTAATTCAAGATAGTCTTTTGCCTTCATGCTGACACAGATATCCTCAATCTTTGCATATATGCTTTGTTCTGCACCTTTTCTAGGCCGATACCCAGAAAACAATTCACCCGGATTCTTCAATGTGAAATACCTTTCACGGTATCCCGATAAGGTATGTTCTAATCTCTCACCTTCGTCAAGTAAATACAGTTGTGCCCATAAATCAATCAACCCATTAGGCGCTGGTGTACCTGTAAGCAGTACCATGCGCTCAATATATTTCCTTACCATCTTCAATGCCTTAAATCGCTGAGATTTATGACTCTTAAAACTGGATGACTCATCAATGATCACTACCTTAAAAGGAAATTTAGATTGGAACAAATTCACCAGCCATACAAGATTCTCCCGATTTATCAAATACACATCAGCTTTAGTTCTCAAAGCTGCAATACGCTCAGCAGGTGTACCCCAAACTATCGATACTTTGAGATGCTTAAGATGTTCCCATTTTTGTGCTTCCTGTTTCCATACCCCACGTACAATACGCTTAGTACCTACAACCAATACCCTTTCAACTTCTGCTTCTTGATAGATCAGACGGTTAATGGCTGTAAGTGAAACAACTGTTTTGCCCAAACCCATATCCATAAACAACCCACAAAAAGGATTGTCTATAATATGATTGAACCCAAATTCCTGATAATGGTGAGGCTTATAAATTTGCGACATAGTCTATTGCTTTTTGATTCGTATCTATAACATCTACTTGAAATCCCAGTTTCCTTAAGGTACGATGCCAATACAGTTGTATAGGGCTAGGCGAATCGCCCAAACTTTTAGTTTCAACAAACAAAGCTTTAGCTCCAGGTAAAAGGATAAGTCTGTCAGGTACACCCTTACTTCCAGGTGATACAAACTTCAGACACAATCCACCTTTTGCTTTGACTAAATCAGTTAGCTTTGACTCAATAGTTTTCTCTGAATTAGTTTTAGGTTTTATCCACATAACAATCCTAGTTTAATTCCGCGCGCGTACGTATACGCGCGTGCGCACGGAAACTTTTAAAAAACGGCATTTATACAAAAAAGGTATATATAACTGCCCCTTTAAAAAATCAAATAAAATACTGCTACTTTTGCTACTATTGCTACAAGATTTGAAAATCAATAACTTGCGAGTAACACAAGGGTAGCAAAAAAAAGTAGCACCGCTACCACACTTTTGTTGTGCTACTATTAATTTTGCTACCAAGTTTAAATTCCAAAATCGCATAAACGAACTGTTTGAAAAGTTTTATAATAAGTCTGCTACCTTTGCTACTGTTGCTACTTTTCTCTCCCACCCGCGTTGATGGCCATACGGTTTTCTGTTAAACATTTTAGGCTCCCAGTTTGGTAACTTATTCATGATATTTCTGATAAACTTAATGTTATAAGGGGTCATATCATTTTGTTTACCTCTCATGTGTTCAAGCCAAATTTCAGGTATAGTTATGAAGTCTCTAACCATTTCAGGTTTACCAATTGTTTCATCCCCATTTAGGTAACTGATTCTGTCATAAACATTAAGGTCATACCACTTATTAGGCACTGGTGTTTCCAGGTATTGTATGATACCTTCCTTTCTGTCATCCTGCTCTGTATAAATTTCTTGAACACCCTTTGCCAACTCTTCAACCTCCTTCGTAAGATATAACTCTTCTCCCATAGTATACATAACTGCCGCTTCTGCCCAAATCTGATCAACATCATTCTTTGTAAGATGTACGGAGCGCTCGAAGCCTGCTTGGACACCCACTAATACGGGCCAAAACCTCCTGTTCCCTGTAGGATCCTGAAGAAAAGCCCTCTCATTTGTTGTTCCAATGAAAATACACTGCCGTGCAAACGTCTCAACCCGCTTTCCATATGCGACTCTAAACCTGTCCTCCTGCTTGCTTATGAACAATTTGATTGTCTCCACTTCCTGCTTTTTCAAACCTGCGAGCTCCCCAATTTCCATAATCCACACACCCTGAAGCTGTTCCATCGCGTCTTTGTTTTGCAGACTGCCGAATGTGTCGCTGTACCACTCGCCGCCCAGCCTTGCAACTATCCTTGACTTACCTATACCTTGTGGGCCTACAAGTACAAGAACGTTGTCGAACTTAACACCTGGTTCGTATATACGAGCAACGGCTGCAACCAGTGTCTTACGAGTTACCTCGCGCACATATAAGGTATCTTCAGCACCCAGGTGATCGATTAACACACGCTCGACCCGCTCACGGTGATCCCACTCGATTGCCTCTATGTACTGCTTGACAGGATGGAACTTATTCTGATGCATTACAATGCTCAAAGCATCGTTGATGTTGTTGCGGTTAACCACACCATACTTAAGTTCAAGGTAGTTACGCAGTGCGGAGTCATCTGAATCGTTCCATTCTTTAGTGAACTTCGTTATGTTCCTCCAGGGCAAATCTCTGCGCAACATTGAACACTTCCTCAAATCATCATAACACAGATTATCCTTGAGGAAATCATCATTAGAAAGTATTATGACAATAGTATTAATGGTACTTAAGATATTACCTTTCTTATCCATGTCGAGCTGCGCTGTCCAATCAAGATTTGCATCAGCATTGGTTTTATCAATGAGCTTCATCACCCCAAAATCCTTCGAGCTATTAG